TCACCGATCACCCCGTCTTCTTAGTAGCGTGATCACCGGTGCCTCTTCGGCATTGTGGGCAAGCTTCTCAACTTCAGCCAGCAGCTTGGACAAATCAGCGGCTGAATAATGGGTTGTGATTGATCCATTTGTATGGCCCAGCAAAACCTGCCTGTCTTCCAAATGCGTTCCTGCAGCACGCAACCGTCTGCCGAATGTGTGTTTCAGATCATGCACTCGTACAGTGCTGAAACCGGCATTCGCAGGGCGTTTATATAAATCCTCCCATTTTTGAGCTGCACGTCGTCTGGCTGCGCGCCATCCCGAGGCATTCATGCGTGCCATTGGGCCACCCTTGTACGGAAAGACCCATACGGGGTCCTGTCTACGTTGGCCCGAAATAACGGTACGGGCGACACTATTTAAAACGACCAGCCTGTCCTCGCCGTTCTTGACGCCCGACGTCTCAAACCGGCCGCCAAAATCCGCAGGTATGAGGAATACGCTTACTCCGAGTTCCGGCACAGGTATTTCCCAGTCCCACTGCAGTTTGCAGACCTCTTGCTCCCGGCACCCGGTATTCACTTTAAAGAGCGCCATCGCTTTAAGGTGTGGCGCCAGCTCCGAGAAAAGCAGATCCTGCTCTTTCCAGTCGAGTGGGTAGGGTGTACGCGCCGTCTTCTTCTCGTCCAACATTTCAATTAGAGGTACGCTGTCAAGCCAAGGGCGGTTTTGCCCATCTCGCCATTTCCTGGCGCACAAGTTCAAGACACGGACAGCGCGTTGGAGGGCAATATTGATCGTTCTGTTGCTGGCCGTTTCACGGCGATCCTCAATGTATGCCTCAAAGCTTGAGTGCTTGATTTCATTGATGGGCATGTCACCAATGTACTTGTCGAGTTGCCCAAGGTAGGTGGCTGTGTGCCAAGCAGACGGCTGATCAGCGTACTCATTCAAGTACCGTGTGGCAGCCTGCCTAAAGGTTGGGTAGCTCCTGGCCCCGTACACCACCTGCTTGCGAATTTCCTCAAGTCTATAGATTAGGAACGTCTGGGCTTCTGCGTGGTCGCTCGTGCCTGTGCTGCAGCGAAGGCGTCCATATCCCGCGATCTGCTTGTCAACGTGCCATACCCCACCACGCTTGAAGAGCCCTGGGATGCTTTTCTTTGCCATGTCTTTTGTGTTTCTTCCAATGAGTTTGTGCTGTTTTTGCCTTTGGATTGCTTGTATTGGTCTGCCCAACGATCAAGCTCAAGGCGGTCGAATGCTATACCACGAGCGCCGATAGGTATCTCAGTGATGAAAGGGCGAACGTCGCGGTCGAATACGGCACGGCACATGCCAAGATATGCGTGTGCCTTGCCAGCGCGCAGAAAACGGGCTGTTTGCATCTTTTGGCCTCTTTGGGATTGGGTGTTAAAAACCCGGCACAAGGCCGGGCAGGTTCCATTCTTTAGCGGTCACGGCGAGTAGGGCCGTGATTGATTCGTTCACTGGCTTGCCTCCTGCGTGTCAGCAGGCACTGAGTCACCGTACTTGCTGGAGACGTATGCACGCATAGCGGCGATTCGCAGGTCTTTGTCACAGCCAAAGCTACCGGCCTTCATGCCCGCCTTAGCCATCCATTCGTCGCCTAGATCCCAAAGCTGAATGCGTTCCCGCTCAATAATCTGTCCGCAAGTAGACCAATCCTCATGTGGGCGGAAGTAAGACTTGTGGCTTTCCCAGCCGCTCAGCTCGCTGCAATGGATAGTCATGCACCATCCGTCTTCGATCACGGCGTCATACCCATGTGACTTAGCGACCCAGTAATCCAGCTCAGCGCCGGTCAGTTCAGACACTTTCTTCATACCTGCTCCTTACGGGCTGCGTCGATGCCTGGGAGTGATGGCGCAGGCCTCCAATGAGTTGGGCTGTCCCCGTGATCCCAATAAAGGGTGGTCAGATCTCCTTGGCCACCTTTCCGTAGATGTTGAACAGTCATCGTGTCCGGATCATCTTCATCGATTGTTAGAACGGCGTCGCTGATGCCGGCGATACTACCTGCCCGCCACTCGTGAATTTCCGGCAAGCGCTCGTTTACGCTTATCCATCGCTCCGCATCCACCTTGTCGGCGTCCTGCTGCGCCCGCAGGGTTTCAATTTCCTTACGCAGCTCTGCAATCTCTGCATCCCTTGCCGGGATACCTGCCATCACATCATCGAGCGTTTGCTGTGTGACGTCTGGCTGGGCGGCAGCGGGGGCTGCGTAGAGCGGCTTCCATTCGTGCTTTTTGGCTGCCGCATGCAGTTCTGCTTTATTTCCGCCAAAACAAGACGCGTCTTGATATCGCGAGATACCCATTGCGAATGCAGTTCCGCCAGGTACTTTGTATGCTATTGGCTCCGCGCTCACGGGTGCTTTTTTTGATGTTTCTGTGCTCATCGCTTCTTCTCCATCAATTGCGGGTAATTAGGGTTTGGGGCGGCTTTTGATGTCACCGGGATGAATGCGCGTGTGCCGTAGACCTGTGCAGCTCGTTGCAGGTTGAACGCTTCTTGCGGGGTAGACCGCGCCTGGTTGTGTGGGTGGGTGTTCATGCGCTTTGCTCCGGTTCGCGACTTACCCACATTGCCACTGGTCCGTCTTCAGTGTCATGAATGGAAATGAGGAACCAGCCATCACCTTGGAGAGGGCGCGGGTTCCAGCCAGAGAGGTCACCACTCTCATTTTCAAAATACTTCGTGGCCAACTCTATGGCCTCAGGGCTGCAATCATCTTCAAGAAATTGAAGCTTGTAGCGCAGTCCTTGCTGTCTGAGATATTCGCCGAACTCTTGTTCTTGGCCTTCTTCAAACTGAGGAAGGTCGGGGTGGCAGCGCCATCCGTTTTGGTCTAAAGGCAGTTCTTGCAGAGGCATTAAAAGTTTCTGGGTCATGGCTTTGCTCCCCATCCGTTCTCACCCCAGACCACACAGCTGTAATCAAGCTCATGGCACAGGGATGCATATCCGTTACTGAAATGACCGTGAGTGTGCGTGCGATGAAGCAGCTGCTTAGGCTCCGGGTCATGGCGAAGGGTAAAAAATTGCCCCGGTTCGATGTGTCGAAGGCGGGGCAGGGGTCGGGCAAATTCGGCTTGTCTGGCCATGCGGCCTCCGTTTTCATCTACTGGGGCGTCAGAGCTTCTGCTCTGGCAGTGGGGGTGACAGATTCATCTATCTGTCTGGCTACTCACCAGCGAGGGCCAGCGCACCATCCAGGATGGAGCGGATTGATTTCGTCACCTTCTCGGGCTGACCTAAGTCCACCACTAGTTCTGTGGCTTCGAGATCGATTTCTGCAGCGTCAGCGAACGCTTGAGTGGTCTTGGCAAGCATATAAACGTAGGTGCGCAGCTTGCGTGCCTCTTCAGCGGTCGGCGCCGGAGATTCAGCGGTGGTCATGGGTTGATCCTAGAGAAGAAAAACCCCGGTTGAGTAAATCAAGCGGGGTGATAGGGTGTTGCTGTAGTTGTAATGCTTCACAGGAGAGGCAGTTTGGTTGCAAGCGATTGGTTCAATCGCTGCGATTATTGGCTCCCACAAAGAGATGAGTTTTTAATGGCCGATCTCGTCATGCATTAGAGTTCTGGTCAAGGTAGTAAAACCCGTGTTTTATGACCGCTCTGTCGCAAGCTGTGATGCTACTGACAGCTAAGGGGGCGTTAATTTTGTGCTAGAACTTCCAGTTCCTCTCTCGGGCCAAAGAACTCAAAATTTAATTGAGCGGCGGGAATATCCCACTTTAGAAGATTCCGGTAGATAGTGGCCATGAATGGCTTTGGTCCACAAAAATAATAATCAGCCTCTCTGCTTGGCAGCATGCTTTCGAGCAGATCAGAAGTTACAAACCCGGCACTGGTATTAACGCTATTCGGGATTACATCGGGTTCGCTGTATCGGTAGTGCAGCTTCAGGTTTGGGTGCTTTTTAGCGAGATCGTCTAGCGTTGGCTTAAACGCTTGGACTGACTCGTTTAAGCTAGCGTGGATGAAAATAATTTCACGATCTGGCATAGCCTCCAACGCTGAAAGCAAAATACTCATAATGGGAGTAATGCCTACCCCAGCACCGAGGAGTGCTAGTGGGCGATGGTGTTGTTTGGTTGTATCTAGATAAAACTCGCCACAAGGCGCTGCGATCTCAAGATGTTGTCCGACTTGTACCGATTGATGTAATAGGCTGGAAACATAACCATCAGGTGTATTTGCTTCAACTGCATATTCGCGTTTTACACTGATACGGAAATAAGGTTTTCCTGGTTTATCTGAGAGACTATAGTTCCGCATAGTTGTTGAACCATCGGGTAGACTTACTCGCACAGTCAAATACTGACCAGGCTTGAAAGTTGGTAATGGGAGGCCATCCTCAGGAACCAGATAGAATGATGTGATGTTGTTGCTCTCGGCTACTTTGCGTTCGACTCTGAACGTACGGAACCCTTCCCAGCCGCCAGGCTGTTGAGTGTTAGTCTCGTAGATCTGCTTCTCACGCCCCATTAAAATGTTGGCTAGAAAGTTATAGGCCTCGCCCCAAGCTGAAATAACTTCGTCTGTAGCGCCATCACCAAGCACCTCTTTGATAGAGCACAGTAGGTTTTCACCTACAATAGGATAGTGTTCGGGTTTAATCTGCAGCGATACATGTTTTTGTGCGATTAGCTCGACTGCCTCACTTAACTCCCCCAAGTTATCAATGTTGGCCGCGTATGCTGCGATAGCGCCTGCCAGCGCTCGTTGTTGCGTACCGGCAGATTGATTGGAAGAGTTAAAGAGAGGGGCAACCTCGGGGTTGTGTTTGAACATTCGTTGATAGAAATGTCGAGTGAGTGTCTCGCCATGAGCCTGAAGGATCGGGGCTGTGGATTTGACGATATGCATGGTGTGTTCATCTAACATTACTATCTTCCATAATAGGTATTTAAAATACTTATTATAGGGTAACCATACTAGAAAGGAAGCTAAGGATCTCCAAAGCTATGCAAATTACATTGTTTTCTGATTATGGTTTACGCACGATGATGTGGCTTGCACAGCATCCTGGGCGGACGAATAGCGTCCGGGAGATAGCAGATCATCACAACATCTCCTTCAATCATTTGACGAAAGTTGCACGTCGCTTGGTAGAGCTGGGTTATGTTCACAGTGCTAAAGGTAAGGGCGGAGGGCTCACTCTGAATGGAGATGCCGCCGGCATGCGTTTGGGTGATTTGGTTCGAGCGTTAGAGGCTAATATGCATATCGCGGAGTGTTTTGATCCCGAAACTAATACTTGCCGCCTGATACAGGACTGTCGACTCAAACACTTCCTCTACGATGCCAGCAGCGCTTTCATTGCTTCCCTTAACCAACACACATTAGCTGACTGTGTTTGAACGGCTAGATGCAGTTTAGTTGATCGAGATCTGTGCCTCGACATAGTCTTGTGTTGGGATGCATGTTCTGTTTTAGTTAGCGTAGAGAGTTAGGTCACTCCTTACGCTCCCCACCCAGCACTTCGACCAAATCGCTGATCATTTTGGCCAGCTCGGAGGTCATCAAGGTCATGTCGGCATCAAAGATTTCGTCATCGTTGACGGCCGAGAGGTCCTGTTTTTCCGTCAGGATGTCCAGCGGGGCCACGCGTTTGACGTCCAGCACATCGGTCAGCACAAAGCTGATGCGATCCGCCCAGGTCATGGCCAGGCGGGTGCATTGCTTGCCGGCTTCAACGTGCTTGCGCACCTCGTCAATGTCGGCGCTTTGCTTCACGTAGCGTACGGCAGCACCGCTATCGCCGGTGGAGCGCAGTTCCGTGTCCTGGTCAACGGTGAAGTTGGCCAGTTCTTCTTCCTCGACCAGCCAGGAAGTCATGGCTGCACCGGGAGATTGCTCGGTGTACAGAGCCTGCACGGGGAAGGGCTCCACGCTCTTGGCCAGCAGGCCCAGCACTTCATCACTTTTAGCCACGACTGCGGCATCAATGACAAACCAGTGATTTCGTGTGTCGATCCAGACCATTGTGTCGCGCTGCACAGCATGGGAGCGGGGCATCAAATCCATGATGATCTGCTCTTTGATTTCCTTCATCTGCTTGCGGCCCGGCTTGTAGCCTTGCTGCTCTTCAATTTCGCGGGCTTTCTCGCGTGCCGCCTGGTTAACCACGGCGCTGGGCAGTAGCTTCTTTTCAGCACGCATGCAGATCAGATACTGACCGTTAACCTCATGGACCAGCTCACCACCTTCGCGTGGCGGCACCCAGCCCAGGCTGAGTGGTTCTTGACTGCCGCCAGGGGCAAATTGATGCTTGGCCAACATTTCGGCCAGTTCTTGAGCGGACAAGGCAAATGCCGTATCCAGGCGATAGATACGTAGGTTTTTAAACCACATGAGTGTATTCCTTTCAGGATGGACTATGCTTATCGCAGGTTTCTTTAGGCTGTATGAGCGAGAAAGGGGAGAGGGATGGAGTGCGTTCAAGTTGAAGCCGCTGTTAATCGTGCTATAGACGAGCTGCAGGCCTCGTACGAACATGCGTCGCGGTTCTTGGTGTGTTTCATGCGGTTTGAGAGGGAACTTCTGAAAATGCCCTCTTTCAGACATACAAATCGGTACGGGACTAATTGGAAAACTGTTGAGGATGCTATCGGCAATAGTGAATTCAACGAACTTCCTAAAGAGTTTTATGAGCTATGCAAAGATGGTCCGAAGGTACGAGGCCAGGATGGCGAGTGGCCTCAGAAGCGCCGAGTTGAGGAGACAACATTGGCTGGTGCCGTTAAGTGTCTGGTAACTATGCGGAATAACCTAGTCCACAGCTCAAAGGGAGATGGTGAGAGCTTTCGAAATGATCAGCTTTTATGCTTGGGGCTAAATTTGCTGGCTTATATTGACCATAAGCAAATAGCGGAGTGCCTTAGGCAGATCGAAGACCCTTCCTCAAATGCAGTAGGCTCTCCGTGAGAGCAGTGGAGCGAATGGGATATCGTCATCCATATCCGTAAGGTTCCCGGACGAGGGCAGTGGCGCTTGCCGTTGCTGCTGCCCACGCCCCGTGGCATCTGCGTAGTTGTTGCGCTGTTGGCCTTGGCCCCGTTGTTCAGTCGGGCGCTGTGAAGCATCACGTGAGCCGTGCAGAGTGATTTCATCAACCCGGATTTCCGGGCTGAGCTGCTTTGCACCATCCCGGTTTTCCCATTCTCGTAGGGTAAGGGTGCCGAATACTGTTACTGGCAATCCTTTGGTTAGGTGCTCGGCCAATCCTTCACCGCGCCTTCCCCATATCTGGCAACTGAACCAGTTGGTTGTCTTGCGTTCGCCATAACCCACATCAGAGGCTAGTCGGAACGAGCAAATGGCGTCACTGTTGCTTGTGTAGCGCACCTCTGCATCTGCAACGATGCGCCCGGTTGCTGTGATTTTGTTCATGCTGTTTCCATGTGAAGTGCATCAAACTCCCGGATGACCTCCAGGACATATTCCCTTGCCGCCTCGACTCTCTCTATCATCAAACGCTCTTTTGCAAAGTCGCGTTCAACAAGCCAACCCGTAAGGCGCATGTGCTCGGGTATGTGAGATACGATGTGCATTTGCAGCGGCTCGTATCCGATCAGGCGTTGGGGAGTATCTACTAGCGTATGGACCACCTCCCATTCATCTGCGTCCCATAGCTGCATGTAGGCGCGCATTTGCCATTCGTACACCTTATCGCCACAGTCGATCAGCCAGCCGGGGAATGTTTTGGTAGACCAAGCATTCTTCAGGTCGTATCCCTTGCCAGCCGCCGCATCAAACAGGTCGCATTCGCCGGTCAGCCATTTGTTGGTCTTGCGCTCGGTGTTCTTGACCAGATTAAGGCCCCGAACCCGATTAAGCATTTCAATAGACTCTTGCTCAACCTCAATGCCTTTTTCCAGCTCCTTGCCGGAAATCTCAAACTCGACACCAAAAATCTCCTGTTTGGCAATTTCGCGCAGGTAGGTCTTGGCTCCGACAGATAGAATGCCTTCGCCCTTAGTGCGTGGGTCTGTCATTATTTTTCCAACGCATGAGGCCCGGATTTTCAGATCACGCATCTTGAGGCTCCTTGAGTTGTGCGCCACGGGACTGCACGGCTTTGGCAAACAGCTTGTACCCATCTGGGTCGCGGGATTCTTGGAAAACCTTCACCCCGGCCTTCATGGTGGATTGCAGCTCTTCGCGTGTCTTGGCCTCATTGGCTTTCTGGCACCATTCATCGCGGACAGATTGCATGTGTGCCTCGCGCTCGTCTTCGGCTAGGTGGCGCACCAACTCCGCATCGAGGTCTTCCAGGTCCTGGCTGAACATGTCGGATGCGGCGGTGACGTTCAGTACCATGGCGATCTTGGCGCGTTTGCAGGCCATTTTCAGCACTGTGTTGGCTAAGTCCGCTGGCTCAGTACGGATTTGCTCGACGGTGTAGTGCCCGCCAGCCTTTCGTCCGTACTTCATACGGCGCATGTCCTTGGGAGTGTCCTCCCATTCCTTGGTGCACACGGCCTTGCGCCATTTGTACTTTTCTTCGTCGGTGGATGCTTCGCCCATGCCCGAACCCAGGGCCACGCCGGTTGCCTGATGCCGGCCGATGCACTTGACCCGGTAACGAACGAATCCAGGCCCTGAAAGATCCTCGACCTCGTAGTCATCGGCGATGCGAAACGTCATGCAAAGCACTTCAGCACCGGGTTTTAGCAGTGTGGGTTTATCCCCAGCGCCAGGGATGGTTCCGTAATGCACGTTGGGCTTCATGACGGATCGCATGACTTCCTGTACCGTGATGACGTGGCGTGTTACCTCGGTGACGGAGCTGCGCCCCTCCTGCTGAGGGACAATACCAGCAGCGGGGCGGTCAATAATCTCTGTGCTCATGGTGTCCTCAATATTGAATTTTGATAGCCGGGATCAGCCCCTTGGCAATCAGAATGACGGCCTGCTTGGCGCACTCGTCGGGTAAACCGTTTTCGATGAATGCAGCCAGGGCGGCGTTGTTGATGCTGGCCTTGTGTGCGATATCGGCCTCGCGTTTTCGCTGTGCGGCCTCTGCTGCCGCCTTTTCGTCCGCCTGGCGTTTGATTTCGGCCTGGCGGGCAGCTTCGGCGGCATCTTTTGCGCGTTGCTCTGCGGCCAGCTTTTCAGCTTCGGCCCGGGCCTCGGCCTGTTTTTGACGTTCGATGGCTTCGGCTCGTTCTTGTTCAGCACGGTCGGCGGCTGCTTTTGCATCGGCTTCACGCTTTGCGGCAGCATCACGTTCAGCTTGGGCTTTGGCTTCCGCATCGGCTCGGGCCTTTTCAGCGGCTTGGCGGGCAATCTCGGCCTCGCGGTCTTTCTGCTCCTGCTCGGCTTGCTTGCGTCGTAGCTCGGCCAGTTCCGCCTGCTCAGCTTCGTACTTCTGGCGCTCAGTCAGGGCTGCGTTCAGGACTTCCAGTGCCTTGGCTTTGACCCGGTGAGCTTCGGCTTCAAACTCTTCCCAGGACTCGCCAATTACTTCGGCCTCTACCGATTCGATGCGCAGGCGAAGTGCGTCCGAATTAAGAGCACCAACCTCTCGCGCTTGAGACGCCATGCTCTCCAAGCCGTTCCTGTGCATTGCTATCCGGTTGGCCTCTGCTTCCTCCCATTCCGTCAGAGGTTTGCGCACCTCGTCCGCCAGCGCGTCCAGTTCGTCACGCATGCGCTTGCGTTCAGCGTCGATCAGCTTGGGGATTTCCTTGAGACGGTCCACCTGCTCTTTACCCAGGCCATCCAAGGCAGTTTTGATCTTGCGTACCTTGAATGCCCGGCTTGCAATCGCGTCACGGCCTTTCTTTGTTTTCAAGTCCGGTTCGTGGCCAGTCACTTCTTGGCGGATGCGCTCAATGTATGGATCCAGGCCGTTCGCTGTTTGGTAGATTTGCAGCGCCGTTTCTGCCGGAGGCAGTTCCGTTAGATCTAAGACTTCGTTCATGTCATGCTCCAATCGCTCGGGCCGCCAGGGTGGGGCCGAAAAAAAGCAGTCCGCAGACTGCTATGGCAATGAGTAGGGTGAGGGGCCAGCCCCAGGGCGGGGTGCTGCTATTTTGTGCGTAGCACCCCTGGCCATCGAATGGGTTACGGCGGCGAGTGCGGGGGAAGCCGGGGTTTTGGTCTGTCATGGCTGCCTCCAGATGCTGATCACTTCTGAGATTAGGTAAGCAAAGCCCATGCAGCCAAAAACGATGGCCAGTACGGTGACAATGCCAAGAATGAATGCAGCGAGGTCTAGCACGGCAGCGCCTCCAGTTCCTGCGCGGTCATTGCGTCGTGACTGGCGTCGGCCCAGCTCAAAATAAGAGCGTTGATGTGGGCGTTCAAGCCGTTTGCGTAAACCGGATCATTGGTGAGCATGGCTTTCAGGAAAGGGCCGATTGCATCTGATTTCTCGTAGGCAATAAGCTGGTCACTCATGACTTCCAGCAGGTCGGCACGGCTTTTGATGTTGGGCAGGTCAGGGCGACCCCACGACATCAGCACCGCCTGGGACTTGCCGATCAGGCAATCCTTGATCTGCTGTGCAATAACTTCGCGGCGGCGCTCCGCCAGCTCGTGCGCGTCTATTTCACGCATAGCAAAAGCGTTCATGTTTAGCTCCGGGGGGGATTGCGCCGAAACCCGGCGCTTGAGAATAGAAAGAGGGTTAGCCTGCGTCTGCCGCCGTCACTGCATCTGCGCAAATGCAGGTGTTGGCGGGTTCCGGGGTTCTATGCCCTCTGATAGCAGCCCTTGATCGGATAAAGCACCGTTTTATCGGACTTCACACGTATGGAGGGATTAGGGTTTGCTGCCGTCGCTAACACGGCTGCCAAGGACTGCTATCGGAGGGCCCCTATTTAAGGGGCTGCCTGGACCTCGCTACTACTTGCCACGAGTCATGCAGGCGTTGATGGGGTTTTGTCATGCTTGCCCGGAAAATCTGCGGGCCAGCGCATTGGTTTGTCCTGCTGTTCCATGTCTATCTCCTATTTATCCGGCGCGACTCTCAATGAAACCCGCCTCGGATAACTCCTGCCCCTGCGAGATACCACGACGCTCGGGGCAGGCTGCCGGCTTGCACGGCGCTTCCCGGTTGGGCCGGGAATGGTGTTCTCCCTGATTACGTCGCCATCAGGGCAGTGTTTGGGCGCTGCTTTCGCAGTCATCGGCTTCTTTCTCCTTCACGCCCACGCCTTGGGGCAGATACGGTCGCCGGTATTTCGCTGGATTTACTTCTGCCCCAGCGCAGTCGGGCAGGCGAGTCCCTATAGGTCTCGCTGTTTATCGTTCGTCTTTTTAAAGAGCCTCCGCCGTAGCGGGCGCAGCCTTTGCTGCTGGCGCTCTATGGACCGTTACTTACCGTGGCTTTGCCTAAAGGTGTTCTGCGATTTGTGAAGCGTTAGATAAAGTATAGATTTATCTAAACAATTAAGTCAAGAAAAATCTAAACTCTATTTGTTTGTTGTGCCGAATGAAGACAAGGAAGGAGTGGGCTGGATCAGGGCATCAGTTCAGATGCGGCCCGGTCAGGAGGGCGGCGCTTATGGGGCCGTTATGCAAAGAGGGGCAATAAAAAACCCGCCGAAGCGGGTTGGGATGGGAAGTGACTGTCGTTAAAAAGGCATTCTCGGCTGCTCGTTTATTTCTTCGTGCGCAAGAGCCGGCAAATTTAAGAAGTCATACCTGTCGGCGGTTCTGATAGGGTATGTACTGTAAACATGATCGATAAAGGCTTTAAAAGCCATTGGTGAAGTTTCGTCAATTACCTCATCCAAAACTTGCTGATCATAGTCACTTAGAGCCGCGGGTGGGGCGTCGTCACTCACCTGGACCAATACTTTCGGTGTGCCATAGTGGTTTGTCGTTTGAATTACCCTGAGAAATGGGTCGGTACTGGCGGCCTCAATCACATCTTCGACATACGGCCCGTAATGATTGAAGACCCACTGAATGGATGTGATTGGTCGTGACTGCAACTGTGCACTTCGCCAGTCAGCCAAGTAAACCATCTTCGTTAGGCGTGCTTTGGATAGTTCGCCTTTATAAGGGTAATTTTGACAAATATAGCGGATGATGGATTGAAGCTTGTTCATTCTTCTCTCCCGCGTTGAATCATCATGAAAGGGTTCACAAACCTAGCTTGCTCAATAATGCGGGCCAAGTGCTCTTCGTCCTGCTCGGAAAGACGGCTAAGCTGTTCTTTTATAAGTATATTTGCCCGCGTTGATTCGTAGACTATTACGCCCGCCCTCATGGTATCGGAATTTATAGCCTTAGCATAGTAAAAGCTACTCTGCATACGTAGATTCTTAGCAGTTGTTTTTCTTATCCCACATTCGTTTCTAAGGGCGTCGGTGTATTCTTCAGGCCTGCTTACTGGGTCAGGCAGTTCCAAAAAGCACTCGCCGCCATTTAACCAGGCGCTGCCAATGCAGCCTTGGTTGTCAGGAAATCTTTGCCTGTTAGGCTTGATAAACTCCGGATGCTCCGTGAATCGGCCAGCCAAAATAAACTGCGAATCAGTGTGTGCGTATAGAGACACTCTAGCGTGGTCACCAAACTCGTTGATGTCTCGTACATGTCGCTTCAGGAATGAGGCCGCCCCCCTAGTCAGAAGCTCATCGAATTTTTGTCGAAGAAACTCAGCATGCTGCTCGGCCTCATCCAGAGAGCGACGGGCTGTTTCTGCTTGGAGTTTGGCTGCGGCGGCATCAAGTTTGGATTGCTTTAAATTTTTCTCCAGACGCTCGGTTTTTCGTGCTCCAACCCTCGCCCCTAGAATTGCAATAATAAAAACAATTAACGAGGCCCAGATGGAGGGTGCCTTGATCACGGCAAGAGCTTTATCGTGCCAAGTTTCTAGCCCGTCCATTTTTTGCACTAATTCAGGCCAAGAGAATCCAAGCCAAAGGCATGTCAAAGCAAATAGATATGGCGCCGACTGTTGAGCATAAAATCCCCAGTTTCCTTCTACCCAGCTTGCGCACGAGACGATCCATCCGCTCGGCTTTGTATCTTCTTTCAATCTGCAGATCTCCTAAAGTGAAGCTCTTATGTAGCGTGGGGAAGGGATGTCAGTCTGCTGACAACCAATGCCGCTATGGGTGGGCAAACCTCTAGAGCTTTACGTTCTCTTGTGTGACAGTCTTCGGGTTTACAAAAAAATCATCAAACTCAAAATTTGTTACTTTATTACTAAATAATAAGGGGCCGAATGGCCCCTTATTCCGCTATCTTCTGTAGTACTTCCTATGCTCCACCATCGTTCCGATGATATGGATGTGGTGCTGGTCGCTACGCATTGATGGGTAATCCTGGTTGAGCGGCACCAATTCGAAAACCTCTTGTCCATCCTCCCCGATGCGCAGCAAGCGGTACTTTTTGAAGGTCGCCTCTTCATCACTGTTCTTAGCCACAACGAAATCACCGGGCCGAGGGCTGACTTCACAATCAACAATGATACGGTCGCCTTCCTTGAACTCTGGCTGCATAGAGTCGCCCTTGATCTGGAGAGCAAAAGCGCGGCCAGACAGATCCAAGTCGGTCAACAAGTACTCCATCCCCTCGAACGTGAAGTTCTGGCCTGGGTCGCAGAACATGCCGGCCTGGACGTAGTTCAGCAGGGGGATGCGGCGCTCGCCCACTGCCGCGGGGATGACGTTGGTGTCAAAACCTCCGGATTTGGGCCGCCCAAGTCCTTCAGGGCGGTCGAGGCTTCCAGCTTCTAGCTCCGCCTCTTTCTCTATTGCTCTAGCCACGCGTTCGCCGATGCTTCGACCGCTGTTGTAGGTCGGTGAAAGGTATTGAGCGATTTGCGCGCGTTCGCGCCCGACTGATCGTGCAAAGTCGGCAGCGTTGCCTTGCGCACGATCGTCAATCAGTTGTTGCAGGTTCCTGCGGCGGGTGGCGTAGATGTCCATCTCCTGATTAAAACAAGAAAAAACTAAACATTGGTTTAGATGTTTCTTTTCTTTTTGTTTAGAATTATCTATACTCGATGCATGAACGCAAAACACATCATCCAAGAAATGGGCGGTCGCCAAGCTGTCCTCCGGATTACGGGGTTGACCAAAGGCCGGATTTCACAATGGGAGAAGGCCGGCGAGATTCCTAGGGCTTGGCAACTGGTTTTTCACTGCATGAATCCAGTGGTGCCGGCACCGGCACCGAAGGAAAGGGGCAGCCATGTCTGATCCAAAAGACCGGGAGCCGATACCCATCGGCCCGACTGACGTAATTACTAAAGGAGGGATCTGATGCTTGAATGCGTGACTGAAAAATCCCTCCCACGAATCACTATCAAAAACGAAAGTGAATCAGTGCTTGTCAGCGTCTCCCGGATCGACGACGGCATTCTCGCCTTGGCCCAGGATGCTGACCGAGGAATCCCCAGCGGCGATGAACCGGAACTCGGAACCTGTGGTTAGCAAGATATCAATGGAGTCGCCGCCAGCTGTCTCTATGAGAATGTTTGTCGGCTCCGTTCCCTTGTTTTTGAAATACACGCTCTTGGTTGAAAAGGCCCGGCTCTCACCGGATTTGATGGGGCCCTTTTGATCTTCATCCACGGCCAATTCCTTTCAAAAAGTTTAGTTACACGAATCTCTAAGCATAGCTGATTGGAGTTGGCCACTTAATGCAGTTCATGAGCGGTACAAGCAGGTTCACTTAGGTCTTGCATATCTCGCTCATCACACAGACGCGCAAACAGTTGCATGACGGTTTGCTGCGTAGGTTCTTCAAAAGTGCGCCGGGCGATGTCTTCTGCCTGGGTCAAGATTTTCTCGGTTTCGGTCATCACAACTCCTTGTTCAGTTTCACCAGTTTGATCGAAGCCACTTTCAATAGCATTCAACTCTTTTTGCATAGGACTGACTCCCAATGAATGCCACCACAGCAGCACGGGTGGACAACCGCCCACAACGTCCAAGCATGGACCGCGCCTTCCGCCAGGCGCTTACTGATCCGCGTATCAAAGCGGCAGTTAAAGATCGTTTGGGCTGGGATGAAAGTCAGGTGAGCCGATTCTTGTCGGGGCAGATGGGTTTGACCATCGACAGAATGGATATAGCCATCGATGTCTTGGGAATGGTAATCACTACTCCTGCTTATATGGACTTCTTGGCTTTTGGTGCTCAGATCGGCGCTCACTGTGAGTGCGCCCGGCAAGGCTTGGGGGAGTGCGGGAGGTAGTCATGGATAAACAGGTTTTCCATCTTGTGAATCCGCTTGTGCGCCGTAACGCGGCCCGAGCGATTGCTGAGGCACCTGAAAACTACCGCGTAGAGATCCGTCCACGTACGCGGTCGCTGGATCAAAACGCAATGATGTGGTCGATCCTGGCCGATCTGTCCAAGCAGGTTGATTGGATGGTCAATGGCGTGGCCACCAAGCTCGAAGCCGAAGAATGGAAGGATGTTCTATCGGCCAGCTTGAACCAAGAGACGCGCATGTCTCAGGGTATCCGGGGCGGGATCGTGATGTTGGGTCAGCGCACCAGCAAGATGACAGTGCGCCAGATGTCCGAGCTGATCGAGCTGGCCCTGTCGTTCGGTACTGAAAAGGGCGTTCGCTGGTCGCCTACGTCCTTGGGGAGTGGATCGTGAGAGCCTACAACAGCACCCTCAAGGCCTCGACAAAGCCCATGGCACGCAGAGCCTGGAAGAAGTCCGCACCCAAGAAACGAGTGTGGCACGACAAGTCTTATTTGGACCTATGCCGAGGCCAGCCCTGTTATCTGCTTGTTCCAGGCGTTTGCATGGGCGCAAGCGGCATCGATTCGGTAGTGCCTTGCCACTCCAACCAGGCCAAACATGGCAAGGGTATGGGCATCAAGGCAAACGACAAATTCACTGTGCCGGGCTGTATGGCCTGCCACCGTTTCATTGATCAATCTGGCGCACCCAAGGCGGAGAAGTTTGCTCTTTGGGATTCCGCCTATGCCCGCTGGGCGCCTATTCGAGATGGAGAAACGGCATGAGCACGATCATCATGTCCGAGTGCTGGCCATTGCAGGGTATGACGCCTGCACAGAAGGCCGTGCTTATATCCCTGGCAGACAATGCGAACGACCAAGGTGTGTGCTGGCCGTCTGTTGACAGCATTGCAGCTCGCACCTGCCTGTCTGAGCGTTCCGTACAGAATGCGATTAAGTGGTTGATCGATTCGGGCGCATTGCAGGCTCAGCAACGTCAGGGCCGCTCAACTGTATACACCGTAACCCCCGCAGCATTTGCACCCCCGCAGGAAATGCGGGGCGCAAATAAAGACGAAACCCCCGCAAATAACGACAGAACCCCCGCAGCATTTGCACCCACCCCCGCAGCAGCTGCACCCAGAACCGTAAAGGAACCATCAAGGAACCGTAAGGAACCGCAAAAGAAGATAAGCGTGGAGGTGCCCGGTTGGCTGGATGCTGATGCGTGGTCGATGTGGGATGAGTTCCGAAAGCAGAAATCCGGTAAGGCCTGGACGGATGCTGCCAAACGCCTTTCTCTGCGGACCCTGGAGAAGCTGCACGCTGATGGCCACGACCCAGCGTCTGCCATCGAGCAGAGCATTGAACGCGGCTGGACTGGAATTTTTCCTGTGAAGGACTCAGTGCAGGCCGGGCATAGCAGCGGCGGATTCGACCCGCTGGCCTACGTGAACCGCAATCGAAAACGCCCAGGAGACGACGATGTTATCGACGTGTGAAGCGCCAAACCAATGGCTGATGGCCCACGCCAAGCTGGAAGGTATCAGCCTGATGGATCACCTGTACAACCGCTTGAACGGCATTTACCCGAACAAGTTCCGCTCTAACTTCAAGGATATTCAGGCCATCCAAGACTGGAAAGATGCCTGGGCTGAAGCGTTTGACGAAGAGGGCATTGTTCCGCAGGACGTAGCCTTGGGCATCAAAAACTGCCGCCGCATGTTCGACTGGCCGCCAAGCCTGCCTGAGTTTTTGCGTGCATGCCGGCCGCACCTGGAGGCTGATGTGGCGTTCTTTGAGGCGGTCCGCGGTATGCAGGCACGCTCGAAGGGTGAAACCGGCACTTGGTCGCACCCGGCCATCTTTCACGCGGCCATTGCCGTTGGGCAGTACGACATGATGAACCAGGCCTACCAGCAACTGGAGAAGCGCTGGAACAAAGCACTGTCCAGTCAGCTTGCCTTAGGTGCATGGGCTGACATCCCCGCACCGACGCTTGCCTTGCCATCCCCGGCTGACTCCAAGGAGAGCCGCGCAGATGGTCAAAAGAAAGTGCGCGATCTGACGCAGCAGGCCTTTAACCAGAAAGGGAAAGACCAAAAGGCTTGGGCTGGGAAGATTCTGGCAGCCCCCAAGGGGCGTACGCTCACAGTGCTGAATATGGCCCGTGCAGCGGTCGGGGAGGCCCTATGAAAGTCATTTTCTTAGATATCGACGGTGTTCTGAACTCTAACCGTTCAGCCAAAGCATTAGGCGGTATGCCGTGGCCAGGCAAGGCGAAAGACCGAGACTGGCATTTGTTCGACCCGGTTGCTGTTGGGTTGCTGCAAAAGGCTTGTGAGGAGACAGGTGCTGTCTGCGTGCTGTCGTCATCTTGGCGCATGGGGATGGACAGCCAAGACGTTTCGCAATTGGCCGAGCGATTGGGTGTGCGGATAGTAGGGCTGACACGCGATACGTCATATAGCGAGCCACGCGGCGATCAGATTGCAGACTGGCTGTCTGACCACCCTGAAGTTAGCAGGTACGCAATCGTAGACGATGACGCCGACATGCTGGATGAGCAGAAAGAGTTCTTTGTGAAAACCAGTTTCCGCGAAGGGCTGCTGTTTGAGCACTACATGCGCCTGGTATCGATCTTAGGGCTGGAGGCCGCATGAAGCGCAAGTACGGAAACCGCAAGACGGTCATCGACGGCCATACCTTCGATTCAAAGAGGGAAGCGTCCCGGTATGGTGCGCTCAAGCTGCTGGAGCGGGCAGGGCAGATAACCGACCTGGAACTGCAGCCGCGTTTCGAGCTGATCCCCAAGCAGCGCCGTGCAGATGGGAAAGCTGAACGTGCCTGTGAGTACGTGGCCGACTTCCGGTACACGGACACTCGCACCAGCCAAATCGTCATCGAGGACGCCAAGGGCATGCGCACGCGGGACTACATCGTAAAGCGCAAGCTCATGCTTCAGGTTCACGGCATTTCGGTGAAAGAAGTTTGATAAAGGATTGATCATGGAAAACAAAGCAGTCCACTCCTATCAAGACAGCATCGCTTACCGGGCAATGATGCTCGCGCGTGATGCCCATAAAGATCAAGTTCGTAAATACACCGGAAACCCATATTCAGACCATCTAGCAGAGGTGGCAGGGATAGTGGCGACGGTAGTGGATTACGAATCGATGCACCCAGATGCCCTCATTGCTACAGCCTGGCTGCATGACATTGTTGAGGACTGTGGGTACACGGATCAGAGTTTGTGGGAGGCCCTGGACCCAAACTTCGAGCGAATCACTGAAACCGAGCAGGTGGTTCGTGGCGTCATGTGGCTATCTGATATGGAAGTCGGTAACCGAGCCTCACGAAAGAAACTGTCTTGTGAGCGACTGGCGAGGGCTCCCCACTGGGTGCAGACCATTAAGTGCGCTGACCTGATTAGTAATACCAGCAGCATCGTAAAGCACGACCCAGACTTTGCGCGCGTGTATTTGCGGGAAAAGCGTGATTTGCTGAGAGCCATGACGAAGGCAGACCGCCGTTTATGGCAGCTTGCTTGGGAGCAGTCTTTCGGCGTTGCTCGGGAGGTCTGATATGTCATACCCAAGCTGGATGTACCAAGACCCATCGAAACACGTGGACTTTGTGCGCCGAAAGCGGAAGGAACACCAAGAACGGCAGCCCGAGGCAAAGCGAGAGCGGGCGCGAGAAGGACTCAAAGCGTTATTTGGGGAGGGTGGCCATGCAAAAACTGAGCGGCGATGATTTGCTCTGGAACTGGGCCCGCTGGTGCTGGTCCGGCGAGACGGTCGGGAACATGGAGCGGTACGTGCCCTGGGAGGACGACTACCGCCCGATCAATCAAGACCACGCGCAGGCCGTGGACGCTCTGTACCAACGCCTGCCGCTCTATCAGGCCATGGTGGTGCAGGCCGAGTACACCCGCAAGAACTCGCACTTCCGGGATTTGTCGGCATCTGAGCGCCTGGTGGTGGCTCGCCGTTGGATTCGTCAGATCACCGGAGCCATTTTGCGAGACGAGGATTACAAACGGCACCTGGAAGGATTCAGGGCCAAGGTAGAAAAGGAGGTGTTGCTGTGAAGTATGCGTCGGAGGTGATTGATCTGCTGGCGGCGTATCCAGGCCGAGAGTTTAGGATGGCGCAGATTGTGCGGCACGTTACCAGGGCAATGCCCGTGTCGGATGTGGAACGGCATGCTGTCAGAAAAGGTGTAGAGCGTGTTCTTCGCAGTCTTTGCGCTTCTGGCCAGGTGGAACAAGCGAAGGAAGGGCCAACGTCTGCCTATTACTCTTGGTGTCGCAGTCTGCGACATGGAGTTAATGCAAACTGCGACGTTAGTTGCGACAATAGGCCTGTACAGTTGCGCCCGTAAGATTTGAGCAGGCCCGCCAGTCGAAAGATTGAGCGGGCTTTTGATTTAGTAGGAAAACATTCCGGCTGCGGAGACAACCTCATAGGAGGTCTCTAGTATCGTTTTGGTGGTCATTCTATTAAATGTCGAGATGTACCTTTCTATCTCATCCGTAAATTGAGTATTTGAACTATAGAGTTCATGTTGGGCTTTGTGGCGTGGAAGCTTAGAGTATTTGAAAAATGCCTCCAACAGCGAGATTAAGCCGGGCTCGTCTTGCGGTGAGCGGCGATTCCAAGGATTCGTAATTTTTTTGTCGCTCCAGTTTGCTTCTGGAAAGGCTTCTTGAAATTTTGGTGATCTCAATACTCCTCCTGGGCTTTCGAGGAGGTAGTCGAATACTGCAGGCGTCGCAGCTTTGATCTGGGATAAGAACATCAGCCACACCCCAGGAAGCGGGACATCTTGGTGGTAGGCTTCACAGCAGGTTTGTAAAATTGCAAAGGCTTGTTGTTGTTGCCGTAGAGTGAGGTTCAAGGCTCGAGAGAGGGCAAGCCAAAACTCCAGTTGCTGGTCTTCTAATTCGTACCCCAGAACTTTGTGATTACCCATCATTAATCTTGATGGCAGTCCTCGTTGAAGCAACATCTTTGAGAAGTTGCTTCCAGACGCAGCAGGAAGACTTAGTTCTCTATCAAAAAATCTGCCTAAATATTCGCGCCCACTGAAGTTGGCTCCGTATACGACTTGGATGGATGCTGTGAGTTGGCTCAGGTTTGTCGCAAACACGAAGCACACATTTGTCACGCTAAAGAGGTGCTTGATGCCCTCCAATAGTCGGACTGCGAAATCTGGCCGGCATCGGTCTAGCTCGTCAATGATAACGATGACAGGCCCGATGTGATTGCCGCCCGGGTTTACAGCGTCAGAGATCGAATTTGCAAGAGACGCCAGATCTTCGCGGAATTTTGCAATTGAAGCTTGGTGTAGTTCGTGGTCGGTGAGCATTTGATCAAAGTAGGCATCAATGGCTTTGTCGAAAATCTGTTGGCTGCTATCAGGAGACGGATCGTGACCTTCTTCCTCTGATAATGCAGAGGCAAGATCGTCAACTGAGACACCCACAAGTTTCTTAAAGAGGCCCATCGCGATCATCTTACCAACTGGCTTAATCGCATTTTTTGCGCTAGCTGCTAGTGTTTTGACTTTTCTTTCTATAGCCTCAGCTGCCGCCTGTTGTGAGATGACCTGCTGACCAAGCTCACGCAACTGCCGTCGCAATTCGCCGATTAGGGCGAGGGAGGGCTCAGGGGCGCTGTCATGTTGCCACGCGTTAAAGCTGATGACGAATCGGCCATTATTGAGTAGTTGTTTGGTCCACCGTTCAACAAAAAAAGATTTCCCTGAACCCCAGCGCCCGTCTAGCGCTAGTGAGAGCGGCTCATGGTTTCCAGCACTAAACCTGTTTATCAGGTGGTCTTCAAGAACCTTTCCCAGGGCGGCTCTATCCAAGACGTCATCGTGCCAAGGATCTTGGCTGTCAATTGGGCTTTCTACAGTCAAAACAGTCCTCCCAGTTAATGGCGGTGAGTAGCCGCTAAGCATTTTTTTTGAGTATCTATTATGCCCCTGACTCCAAAGCAGGAGGCCTTCGCCCTTGCTTACGTAGAGACGGGCAATGCTTCCGAGGCATACCGGCGAGCCTATAACGCCGAAAAGATGAAGCCCGAGACGGTTAATCGGACCGCCAAGGGCTTGCTGGACAACCGCAAGATTGCCGCAAGGGTTGCAGATCTGCAGGCTGAGCATGTCGAGCGCCATAAATTAACCGTGGATGACCTACTGGCCGAACTTGAAGAGGCGCGCAAGGCGGCATTGACCGCCGAGACCGCGCAGTCCTCTGCTGCTGTGGCTGCAACTATGGGCAAGGCTAAGCTGCTGGGCCTAGATAAGCAGGTGATTGAGCACAGTGGACCCAACGGCGGACCGATTCCTACGACGCCTACGGTGATTGAGCTGGTGGCCCCCAATGTCGAAAGCAAGGATTGAGCTACCACCCAAGCTGATTCCGGTATTCAGTGGACAGGCCCGATACAGGGGGGCTCACGGCGGACGAGGCTCAGCCAAGACGCGCAGCTTTGCGCTAATGACAGCGGTGCGGGCCTATATGTTCGCTGAGGCGGGCGTGTCGGGGGTGATCCTGAGCGCCCGTGAATACATGAACAGCCTGGAAGAGTCCTCGATGGAGGAAATCAAGCAGGCGATTCGGTCAATTCCTTGGCTGGATGCGTATTTCGATATCGGCGAGAAGTACATCCGCACGAAGAACCGGCGTGTTTCGTATGCGTTCTGTGGGCTGCGCCACAACCTGGACAGTATCAAGTCCAAGGCTCGAATCCTGATCGCCTGGATTGATGAGGCGGAGAACGTGAGCAAGATTGCTTGGCAAAAGCTCACGCCAACCGTTCGCGAGGCAGGCTCCGAAATCTGGGTTACATGGAACCCGGAGAAAAACGGCAGCCCAACGGATGATCGCTTTCGCAAGAGCCCGCCGACCGGGGCGAAAATTGTCGAGCTCAATTACACGGACAATCCGTGGTTTCCTCCCGAGCTTGAACAAGAGCGCCTGGACGATCGTGATCGGCTGGATGATCAGACGTATGCCTGGATCTGGGATGGGGCATACCGCGAGAACAGTGAAGCGCAGATTCTGTCCGGCAAGTACCGGGTGGCAGAGTTCGATCTTCCAGAGTTCGATGGGCCTTACTTCGGCATCGACTGGGGCTTCTCCCAAGACCCGACGGCAGGTGTCCGGCTGGCCATCCAAGATCAGCGCCTGTATGTCGAGTACGAGGCTGGCAAGGCTGGCCTGGAAAACGACGACATTGCTAAGTTCATGATTGAGCGCTTACCGGGTATCGAGCAGCACACCGTTCGGGCAGACTCGGCGCGGCCTGAGACGATCAGCCATGTCAAGAGTACCGGTGGCGGGATACGCCCGGCCATCCCTCGTATTGAGGGTGTAGAGAAATGGAAGGGCAGCGTTGAGGACGGCATTGCCCACCTGCGCAGCTACAAGGAAATCATCATCCACCCGCGCTGCACCAAGTTTCTACATGAGGCCAGGACGTATAGCTACAAGGTGGATCGACTGACTGGCGATGTTTTGACCGACATCGTGGATAAAAACAATCACTACATCGACGCAACCCGGTATGCGCTTGGTCCACTAATTAAGCGTGCTGGCTATAGCTGGCGAGGTTTTTAAATAACTATGCATCCGCCTTAGGGCGGTTTTTTTATGGGCGGGCCGAATGGGCGTCATCAAAAATATCGCCGACGGCCTGGTGAATGTCGTCGCTAACTTAGGGACAGGCAGGGATAAGGCGGCAAGTTCGGTTTATCAAACCGTTGGCACATCGCCCCATGAGCTGCTTGAGATGTACCGAAATTCCTGGCTTGCAGCCGCAATCGTTGACTATCCCGCAGAGGATTCAACACGCAAGTGGCGGCAGTGGCGAGCCAACAAAGACCAGATCACATTGATTGAGGCCTTGGAAAAGAAGCTTGGCCTACAGAAGTTGGTTCAGGATGGGCTGGTGGCAGCGCGTCTCTATGGTGGCGCCGCTATCTACATCAATACAGGCGATGCAGACCAGTCCAGGCCGATCACTCCCGGCACTGAAATCCGTTCCCTGGTAATTCTGACGCCCCAAAGCCTGCAGCCCGAAGAGCTGGTTCGTGACATCAACAACGAGTACTTCGGCAGGGCCGAGTTTTACACGCTCACCACGAGCGAGAAAGCTGAGCGAGTCCGGATTCACGCAAGTCGGCTGGTGGTGCTTCGAGGTAAGGCGCTGCCAACCGACCCTAGTCTGAATGTGGGGCAAACCAGTCTGGCCTGGGGCGACAGTGTATTGCAGGCCACCATTGATGCGGTGCGTCAGATGGATGGAACGATGGCGAACATCGCCTCCTTGGTCTTTGAAGCCAAGGTCGATGTGCTGAAGTTCAAGGGGTTTGCTGATCTTCTGGCTGATGAGCGCAACGATGCGCAAATCACGCGGCGACTTAGCGCCCAGGCCGCTATGAAGGGCATTAATGGCGCGTTGATCATCGACGCAGAGGACGAGTACGACCAGAAGAACGCTAGTTTTGCTGGTCTTCCTGATGTAGTCGCCAAATTTCAAGACAACGTAGCTGGCGCCGCCGGTATCCCCGTGACGCGATTGTATGGCCGTGCCGCAGTGGGCCTGTCTGGCTCCGGCGACGGCGACGAGCGCGTGTACTACGACCGTATCGGGCATGACCAGACAACTGAAATTGGCCCAGCCATGCAGACGCTTGACCAGTGCATCGTCTGGCAGGCCCTGGGTAGCCGTCCAGCTGAGATCTATTACGAGTGGACGCCATTGCGCCAGATGACGCAATCCGAGCGGGCCGAGATTTTCAGCAAGACAGCAACGGCAGCCCGAAGCTTGGCTGGCCCGAACGCTGGGGAGCTGATCCCGATGGATGCGTTGTCAGACGCGCTAGTCAACGAGTTCACCGAGCAAGGAATGCTTCCTGGGCTCGAGCAAGCCATTCAAACCTATGGATCGCTGGCCGAGCAGGGCATGACCGGTATCGCAGGAGAGATTGAATGATCCGATTTACTGACCGCGTGAGCGTCGGCGATACAAAAGAGACTGCCGAAGGCTATTTGGTCGCTACCGCCCGAGTTTCACGCACTGGTGTGCAGGAGTATCTGGCTCGGGAGTTGGGCGACGTAGCTGCTGAGGCGGGTTTTAAGCCTGACGACATTGTGCGCGTCTACCGGCATCCAGACGAGGTCTTTCACTCTGATTCGCTGGCAAGCATTACTCGCCTGCCTGTCACTGTCGATCACCCCGCCGAGGATGTGACCGCCGAGAACTGGGCAAAGCTTTCTGTGGGTGAGGTGGGCGATGCCTACAGCACTGAGTCAGAGTGGATCGTGGTCAACCCCATGATCAAGGACGCCAGTGCCACCAAGGCTGCGCGCACCACTCATCGCGAGATTTCGATGGGTTACAGCGCTGCAATCGTTAAGGCGCGTGATGGCCTAGAGGCCGACTTTGAGCAAAAGAACATCCGATACAACCATCTGGCCTTGGTCCCCAAGGGGCGGGCCGGAGAGAAAGCGCGTATCGGCGATGCGTGGGGCGTGAGCCCCGTTCACGATTTTCAACCGGGCATCACGCCCAAAACCGAGAAAGGAGGTCGCATGAGCGATCAACTCAAGACGGTGGTTCTGGGCGATAAGGCTGTCCAGGTCGCCGTGACCGATGTTGCTGCTATCGAGCAGTACAAGGCCGATATGCAGCGCAAGCTGTCCGATGCCGAGGCCGCCAAGAAGAAGTCCGAGGAAGACAAGGACGAAGAAATTGGCAAGTTGAAGGCGGACCTGAAAGCGGCTAAAGACGCTGCCATTGTGGACGTGGACGCCCTGGTGGCCGCCCGCACTGAGCTCGTTTCCGTGGTCAAGGCCATTGACGCCAAGATCGACGTGTCCGGCAAATCCGACGCCGATCTGCGTAAGGCTGCTGTGGCCGCCAAACTGGGCGATGAAATGGTCCAAGGTGCTAGCGACGCCGAAATTAACGGCATGTTTAAAGCCATCGCTAAGGACGCCAAACCTGCGAATCCTGTGGCTGATGCCATCAAACATGGCGTAGTGAACGTGGGCGACGCTGCTCAGCAGATGAATGACGCCCACGCGAAGAGCGTTGCTGATTTGAACGCCTGGCGCAATCAATAAAGGAGGGCGAGAACATGCCTATTCAATTCAAGGAAAGTCTTGGCGCGTTTGCTGTGGGCCGACGCGTCAATATGGAAGAGTGGAACACCATCACTCGCACCAAGGAAGGCGCTGGCACGCTGGGTTTTGGTGTGCCCGTCAAGCCTGGCACTGGCGCCCACACCGCTGTGGAAATTACGGCCACGACTGGCGAGAACGTGCTGGGCATCACTGAAGCCTCGCAAGTTCTGCCGCACACCGGCGACAGCTACGCGCAGTACGACAACGTGGGCATCTGCGAGGTCGGTGTAATTGGCGTGCTGCTGGGCGGTGATGTGACAGTTGGCGAACAGGCCCGCTGGAATACCGCCAACAAAACTTGGACGGCAGCCGCACAATCGGCAACTGTCGTCACCATCCCTGGCGCTCAGTTTGAAGAATCTGGCTCCAGTGGCTCCGTCGGTGTGGTGCGATACCGCCGCCCCGTCCCTTCGCTGTCCGTTTCGGGGGCTTAAAACATGAATTTCACCGATCAACAAGCCCTGGCGTTCGTCACTGGGCAAGCGTACAAGATCAACCAGCGTGTATACGAGACGCGCTACCCTGACTGGGACTTTGGGCGTCTGATTTTCGTGGATACATCCGGCCCTGAATGGTCCCCCGGTATTCTGACCTATACGTCTGATATGTCCGGCCGCGCCAATTGGCAATCCGGCTATGCCAAGGACATCCCATTGGCTGATGTAAGCCAGGATATGCAGACCAAAAACTTCCAACTGGCTGCCATTGGCTACCAGTGGAACCTGGAAGAGGTCAATACGACCATGGGATTCCCTGGTGCAGGCCTTCCGGATCGCCGTGCGCGTGCCGCCCGTTTGGCATACATGAAGTTCATGTACGACCTGACGTTGAAGGGCAGCCCTGAGAAAGGCATGGGCGGGCTGACCAACTACAGCGGTGTTGTGGCGACCAATGCTCCTGCTGATGGCACGAACGGATCGACTCTATGGGTGGACGCGGCCGGCGTGGGTCAGAAGACACCGGCGCAGATCGTGCGCGATATCAACATCGCACTGCAAGGCATTTCGTTGGCCACATTCGAGGCCGAGTTGGCGGACACCATCCTGCTGCCCGTGGAGGCCTTCAACTACATCGCAGCAACGCCTTACAGCGCCACAACCATGGAGACAATCCTGTCGTTTGTGATGCGCACCAACCTGTACACCATGCAGACTACACGCCCTCTGACAATCCGCACGGTGCGCGAGCTGGGGAAGGGCTCTGCTGATGGCGCAACAGGCCGCATGGTTGCCTACAAGAACGACGGTGAGTATGCGAAGCTGCACCTGCCGATGCCCCACCGCTTCTTGCCCGTGTATCAGGACGGCCCCCTGAACTTCGCAGTGCCTGGCATTTTCCGCACTGGAGGCGTCGAGCTTCTGACGACTGTAGCTATGCGCTACATCGACCAGATCAGCGAACCGCCTGCACCGTAAGTCCTATTGGCTCTGCCTGAGCCGATATACGCAGCCCATTGGAAACAGTGGGCTGCAATATATCTGGAGCGACCATGAAAAAGATTACCAACCTAACTAATAGCCCCTATGACCTGCAGGGAGTAGGTGGCCGTGTGCGCCTACCGGCCTTTGGTAGCGTCGACGGTGAATTCTCTGGCGAGTACTTGGATCTGCTGGCGGCCAGCATGGCCGTGCGCGTGGAGGATGCTGCCGGACCGGAGCTGCTCAAGCCCGATTCTTTGTCGGAGCATGAGTCTTCGCTGCCCGAGACCTCCGAGTCTGAGGCAATCGAACACGAACCTTCGGAGTCGGAGTCGAGCAATCCTCCTGCCGCCGATCAGCCGGCCGCAGATTCTGCTGAGCCCACTGACGCGCACGCACAGTACGAGGCGATGACCGGTAAGCCCGCGGACAAACGCTGGTCCGAAAAGCGCCTGGCGGAAGAGATCGCCAAGCTGCAGAAGGACTGACTATGGCGGCGTACGGAACTGATGAGGGCCTGCAATCTTGGCTGTCGTCCCAAGGCCTGTCATTGCCGGTGGGTGCTACGCCAGCGACGTTGCGCGAGATTGGAAGCGCCTATGTGGACGCAGCGTACGAGGTCATGCTGCAGTGCAGCCATCGAGCTGGGGGTTTCGAGCAGGAGCTGGCATGGCCGCGCGCTGGGCACCGAGTGAATGGCCAGCCCGTACCGGAGGATTTGATTCCTCCTGCCTGGGTGAATGCCAGCTACCGGGCGGCATGGCTCGAGGCAAACAGCCCAGGATGGGCGACTGGCAGTACTGACCCGAATCGCATCACGAAACGAGAAAAGGTTGATGTGATCGAGCGTGAGTTCATGACGGCAGCGGACGCTGGCGGTGCGGCATCTGCCGCCGGTATTGCTGCTGATGCTCTCATCAATGGAATGGTGCTTCCTTGGCTGTGCAGCCAAGGGCGTGACCTTAATAGCTTGTTCAGGGTGATCTGATGGCCGATTTCTATTCAGACATGGCCAAGATGGCCGCTCAGCTGCTGGCTCCAACGAGCCAGGGGGGCTTGGGTCAGGGCGACATCAAACTGATCCGCAAAATCCCAGGCACGCCAGACCCGAATACGCCATGGGAGCCAGTAGAGCCAACGACACAGACTGAGCCACTGCGAGGGGCCGTGCGTGGTGTGAGCAAGCAACTTATCGGCACTGAAATGGACGGGACGGTGATTCTGGCGTCTGACCGGCAAGCTATATGCACTGTTCCGGCGATGCAGCATACGGCGGGCGACGTGTTGTCTGTGGACGGTGTACCGGTTCACATTATTGCGGTTGAAAAGATTCCGGCTGCTGGGGTTACGAGCGCGGTGAAATTCATTATTCGGGGCTGATATGGCTACACGCAGACCCAACCGGTCGCAGGCCCGCTTATTTGCCCAGCTCATTGCAGAGCTTGAACCGGAGATTCACCGGGCTTTCATGGCTTCGGTCACTGACCTACAAGCCAATGTCGATTGGCGAGCTTTGCTGGATGCGCTGGCCAGAACGGACGTCGAGGGCGCGATTGCTGCGCTCAATATCAATGAAGCGGCCTGGGCTGAATATTCATCCAAGATGACGCAGGCCTATGCACTGGCCGGAGCATCCACAGCGGCACAGATTCAGGCACAGGGGCTGGGCGGCATCGGCACTCGGTTCCGCATGACGAACCCCAGCGCACAGGAATGGATACGCCTGAACGTGGCGAACCGCGTTGTGGGCTTCTCCGAGGAACAGACTCAAGTGGCCCGTATGGTTATCGAAGCTGGGTTCGGCAGGGGGAAAGGGGCACGCAATATCGCAGTTGATCTGGCGGGCAGAGTGCAGGGCGGGCTACGCGCTGGCGGCGTGCTGGGGCTGGATGCCCCTCGTGCTGCACGCTTGCAGGCGGTCACACAGGGCATGCGCTCCGCAGATGGTGTGCGGGATTTGGTGATTGTCCGTCAGGACGGCAAGCTGGCGCTCCGGTACAAGGTGAACGCCGCGACCGAGCAACGGATTATCCGGGCCTACAAGGCAGGAACTGCGGTGCCAGAGGCTGATCGTTTGATCAGTGAGCGGCAGTACAGCAACGCGCTGTTGAAAGCCAGGGCGGACACCGTGGCATCCACTGAGACAGCTAATGCCGTCATGTCGGCTCGGGACGAGCAGTGGCAGCAGTTAGCGGAGTCAAAGGGGTTGGACAAGAGCGCGATTATCAAGACTTGGCACCATCGGCGCGGCGCAACCAAAGAGAGCCGTCCAGATCACGTGGCTATGTCTGGTCAGTCCGTCCGAGGATTAGATACGCCTTTTGTGTTCCCTGATGGCACGAGTATGCAGCACGCACACGATCCGGCCGGCGGCGCAAAACACGTTATTTCATGCGGCTGTGACACCACATACCGTCTGGATCATTCTGTGGGGCTGGAATGAGAAATTCATTTGCTGCAACAGTGTCAGCCTGGGCTGCGCAAAGCGAAAAGAGGCTTGAAGCGACTTACAGACGCTCGATTGAGCTGCTTGCTGATGAAATGCGGGAAACCAAACCAAATGGTGGGCGCCTGCCTTTTCAGACAGGGAACTTGGCGCGGTCGCTTATGGCTTCTACGCAAGGTATGCCACAAGGGGCAGAGGGCGCTGCGGTATTTCTTAAAGATCAAGACGTAGGGGCGGTTACCGCCACTCTTGAGCTGGGTCAGCCTGTTTGGATTGGCTACCAAGCTATCTACGCTCGGCGGCAGAACTACGGGTTTGTCGGCGCAGATTCATTAGGTCGCGTTTATAACCAGGCTGGTTCATATTTCGTTGAAGGTGCCATCGCAAATTGGCAGCAGATCGTAGCCAAAGCGGTGGCGGAGCTGCAATCAGCGGTCGAGGCAAAAAACAAATGAGCGCCAAAATCGAAACAGCAATCTGGCTGGCCATAAAGGGCCGGATAGAGTCGCTTCCCTTGTCCTATACCAAGGCTTGGCCAGGTCAAACCTTTGAGGTGCCGCATGCAGGCGGGCTGCCGCAGCCTTACTTGCGAGTAGGGCGTGTCACGGTTGCCCCGGTCCGGCAAATGATCGCTCCAGGAAAGCCGCATCGGCGCACAGGGGCTCTGATCATCACTCTGGTTTATCCGCTTGGCCAGGACGTTTCAGCCTACGACCAGATCGCAGGGACGGCAGCGGATCATTTTCGTGACGGCACGCAAATGACCTACGGTGGGGTGTGTGTGTCAGTGACTGATTATCCGCACGTTCAGGAGGGCTATGAAGATAACGGGTTCTGGACTGTTCCGGTCCGGGTCCCATGGCAGTGTTTTGCATAGGAGATAACGATGTGCGCAGATTGTGAGGCCCGGCGAAAGCTGGCGCGTGATGCTTGGGTAAAGGGAAAAATCGGTGAGGCTGCCGGTCATATGGCTAAAGGCGCAGCCGAGCTGGTAGGCCTGAAGTCGAAAACTGGCGGTCAGGAACTCGCCAGAAAACCGGAGCGTACGAAAGCACCCGCGAATAAAGAATAGCCGCCATCCAGGCGGTTTTTTTATGCCCGTATCTTCGGGCAAACGCTTCCAAGCAACCTTAAATCGGTAGACACCGAGCCCGAGAGGGTGGAAGAGCTTTGAAAAGTCCGGGGCTGCCCATTGCGGGCGGCCCTTTTCTTTTCGGAGAACGAAATGAGTTCGCTGACAATCATCGATACAGTTATTCAGCAGGATGGAGACGGGCGGTATAGCTTGAACGACCTGCACCGTGCATCCGGTGGCAGCCCTAAGCACCGGCCTGGGCAGTTTATGCGGCTGGGCGCCACCAGGTCGCTTGCCAAGGAAATTCAGTGCGCAGATCAGCGCAGTGCATTTCACGTCGTTAATGGCGGCCCATTGCGCGGCACGTATGTATGCAAGGAGCTTGTTTACGCCTACGCAATGTGGATCAGCCCTGCGTTCTGCTTGAAAGTAATTCGTGCATACGATCAGGCGCAGACCAATGCTATGGGAGCCTATCGGCAGCTTCAAGCTCTGATCGCAGAAGAGGTTTCGACGCAAGTCCGAGCCTCCTTCGGCTCCCGCTTGATGCTTGAGCGAAAACGGGCTATCCCCGAGCTGCAAAAGCGGCGCGAACGGCTGGAGCATGAAATCCAGCCATCCCTAACACTCAACTGACCCGGCCAAACGCCGGGTTTTCTTTTCGCCGCCCCGTGCGGCTTTATCCATTTGGAGACGCACATGAGCGAGCAGCTCTACACAATCGCGGGAACGCGAGTTTTTATCAGCAGCATGCCTGTACCGGCCAAGGGCAATACAACCCTGGCTGATTTCGCCAATACCGCCTGGATTGAGATTGGCGGCCTGTACAACCTGGGCGAGCTGGGCGGGGAGCAAGCCGTCAACGAGTTTGAATTGATTAATGAAGAATGGACTCGCAAGACTAAAGGCGGCCGCAATGGCGGCACGATGACCAACCAGTTTGTGCCTATGGCGCTGGACCCAGGTCAGATTAAGTACTTGGAGGCCATTGAGCATTGCCGCCCGTATCAATTCAAGATTGAGCGTGGCGCTGATTGCACGCCCGAGTCTACCGTGACTATCACAAACGCAGACCCGGCTGTTGTCACTTGGGAGGCTCATGGCTTGTTCGCCAATCAGCCCGTGGTGTTCGCTACAGATGGCACACTTCCTACCGGATTGACGGCAGGCACTGTGTATTACGTCTTGGCTAATGGTCTGACGGCAAATTCGTTCAGCGTCTCTGCCACAGAGGGCGGCACGCCTGTCGCCACTACAGCAGCGGGAACAGGCGTACATACCGCCTCAGCACCTCCAGTCGGCATGACCGATTTATTTCAGGGCCTGGCTACCGACGGTGCACGTTCTGGCGGCGCCAAGAATGACCTGTATACCCGCACTTGGCCTATCGCAGTTGATGGTCGGATTGTGACGATTTAACGAACCCGCGTCAGCGGTTAGGGGCTGGCAGGCTTGGTTCACCTGTCAGCTCCGCTTAACGAACCAGAACCGAAATAGGAATTACAGACATGGATATTAATGAACTGGTCTTGACCGACGAAGCCCTGAAAGTAATCGACTCTGGTACGTGGGTCGGCGATCTGGACGGAGCGCCCGGTGTTGAGTTTCTGGTGTGCGGCATCGGCTCGAAAGATGCTCAGAAGGCGCTTACACAGAAGCAGGCGGCACTGCGCTTAAAGAACCGCGGCAAACCCTTGAACGAAGAGCAGTTGTCCAAAGCGATGCGCGAAACCTTGGCCGAAGTGGTTCTGAAGGGCTGGCGCGGGCTGAAGGATGGCGGCAAGGATTTGCCTTACACCCCCGAACAGGCCACCAAATTCATCACGTCTCGAAACGGTGAGCGCTTTGCCGGGATGGTCCTGCTGGCTGCCCAGCGAGTGGATGCTGATGCCAACTTGTTCGTGGAAGAGCTGGCAAAAAACTAATCGCCCGCCTTCGGTGGAGCCTCAAACACCCGAATGCTCATGAGCAAATCAAGGCTTATGAGCATTACGGGCAGGAGGTTCCGCCAGGGCTTATCCCTCCAGATCTACATGATGTGGAGTGGTCCTACTGGCGAGCCTTCAATGAACTTTCCACCGAGCGCCAGGCGGGCATGGTGGCGGGGCCAATCCCGTGGTCAGCGATTGAGAAATATGCGGAGCGCAACCCAGGCCTTGATCCGGATACGTTTCTGCTGCTGATTCGCGAAATGGACGATGTGTATCTGTTTCATCAAGCCAATGATTCCGAGAGATCCACCAAATAAACCATGTCACTGCTATGATTCTCCGTATTCATTTGTTACGGAGAGGCGAGATGGGGTGGATTCTAGTCTTGGCTGTGATAGCGTTCTTGGCATATAAGTACGCGAAAAAGAAAGCCGTTAAACGACAGGACACATTAGATGTTCGGACTATAGGGGTCGATGAGTCACCGGATATTCGGGTCTACGCGACTTTGAGTGGCATGCCGGAAAGGAAAGTGGTTGAGACTATTAATAAAGACGGCATTCCGGAGTTTAAATTCCGATTTCATGCAAACCTAGGCTTTGAGACCGCTGCAGAGGCTTTGCGCACACACCGGACAGAAAAGTTTATTCCTAGGCCCAACGGGAATAAGGAGCCAATCATAGATCCTGGTGGTATTTGGCTCGCAGTTTCAGAGTGGGACGATCCTGATCGGGCATGGAGCCACGAAGATGAGCAGTTTAAATATATCGGTGGCGTTCAGGTGTATATCGGCTTGCTGCTGAAGGCACGAGGAATTTATGAAGACTCGAATCTGCCACCATCCCAGAAGAAGATCGGAATTGAAAAGGTTTGTTTAGAAAACAATGATGTTTACACAGTTAAGCACGTGTTCGCGCCTCCTTGGGAGTCGTTGCTTGTTCCTGTGCTATCGACGGGGGATGGGATTGGTCCGCATCGAGTCGGGATACTTGAAGCGGCTGGTATCAAAACAATCGATGATATTCGTTCCAGGACCGATGGTCAGCTACTAGAGATTAAAGGCATAGGAAAGGCAGCGGTCTCCGCTTTGCGAAATCTGGCGGCTCAGTGGACTTATGACACATCGACAGAGGTGATAGAGAAGGACGCTGAGTATCGACAAGTCCTTTCTATTGGAAGTAGTCGCACAGAGTCTACGCTGGCTTGAGGATTTTGGAGGTAGGGATGAAGAAGGTTTTTGCTGGGCTGGTTGCGCTTATTTTCGTTCTAGTAGTTATTTGTGCAGGGGTATTTCATCAACGGGCTACTGCCGCCATTGAGTCTGTCGAGGCTCAGCTCCTTGCAAAGGGCGCAGGAAATGTTGAAGTGAATTCCAAAACCGTGACGTTTGACTGGATGGACATTCTTGTTTGCGGGAAGGTCAGAGTAGAGAATGTAGTATCTATAAGGCAGGTCCCGTCGAAGACTATTTACTTTGAGTATTTTTTGGGCGATGAGGCTACTTTATTCCCCGGAAATTCGACGGGAAGGGACCCAACGATTTGCCAAATGAGCCATCCATGGTGGTGGATACGTTGGTAGCTCAAGCCTATTAATCGAAGCGCCTTAGGGTGCTTTTTTTGACTACACGGCTTGAGATTGCCGATATTTTTGGCCCGCTTCGGCGGGTTTTTTATGGGTGAAACATTATGGAAGTCGCTGCTTTAGGTCTTCGTGTTGACGGCGCAGATGGGATTGAACGTGCTCGCGATGCTTTAGGCGGTTTCACCAAGGCAAGCGAAGGGGCCGAGCGTTCTACCGAAAAGCTTGGCAAGGAGAGCCAGAAAGCCAAGGGACCGATTGATGGTCTTGGTCGTGCCGGTGAGTCAGCGGCATCGAAAATGTCACTTATGGGCGCGGCCGCGCTTAAAGCTGGTGCTTTTGTGGCTGCAGCACTCAGCGTAAACGCCCTTAAAAATTATGCTGACTCCTGGTCGGACATGCAGAGTCAGGTGGGGGCTGCTACGGGAGATATGGCGAACGCTGCGGCCTCCATGCAGAGATTGACAGATATTGCCAATGCCTCGTACTCACCTCTACAACAGACGGTCGAGAGCTACGCCCGCAATGTATCCACGCTACGCGATCTCGGCAAGTCTTCCGCGGAGGCTGCAGACTTTACCGAATCATTGAATCACATGCTTGTCTTGACTGCGACTCGCGGAGAGCGTGCCGCGTCGGTGCAGAATGCTCTTGCCAAGGCAATGGCGGTAGGAAAACTTCAGGCTGATGGATTGGAGACCATTCTTGCCAATGGCGGGGAGGTGGCGCAGGCACTCGCGAATGAACTGGGCGCCACTGTAAGCGGCCTACGCGCAATGGCCTCTCAAGGAAAGATCACGGGCCAAGTGATGGCCGACGCCGTAATCAAGCCCCTCGATAAAGTTCGAGAGCGGGCGGCGGAAATGCCCGCCACCGTGGCAGATGCATTCGTGCGCGTGCAGAACAATATTACGGAGTTTGTGGGGGCGCTTGATAAGGCATCAGGCGCGTCGTCTGCGATTTCTGATGTGATCTTAAAGATGGCCGATGCTGTTCGGGATGTCGGCAAATACCTGATTCCGCTGGCAGAATCGGCGATACCGTTGCTGTCCGCTTCCTTTGACGCGCTTGCGATTGCGATGGCAGCCGCGGCTGCGGTGATGGCCTCAAGGCTTATTGCATCACTCATTATTTATTCTGCCACAGCTATTCCGTCCGCCATAACGGCGACCGTAGCTTTTGTGTCTAGCATCACAGGTCTTCAGGTGGTAATGGCCGCTACAGCCGCTAGGACTGCCGCATTCACTGTAGCTTCAAAAGCGCTCAGTTCGGGATTGACGCTTGTTGGCGGGCCTATTGGTGCTGTTGTGTTGGCTGTTGGCGCTGCCGCGTATGCCTGGTACGAATACGGGAAAAGCGCACGAGACAATGCTGACGCAGGAGCCCTAGGCGTTGCCAACATGCGGGCCAGTGTCGATAAGTTGGTGGAATCTTATAAGACTCTGAACGAAGAACAGCAAAAAACCGTTTTAAACATTAAGACCGAAGATTTTTCCAGAGCAGCCAAGGAAGCACAAAGAGCTATTTATGATCTTGGCGCGGCATTCGAGCCAGCCTTATCAAAGGGGGCTAGGGCTGCGGCTAAATTTCGTGCTGAGTTCTCTTCTCAGATTCAGGAAATTTACAGTGATGCATCATTGCCAGCTCAGGAAATGGCGGCCGCGATCACCAATGTCATCAATGCTTATGTTAGCTCTGGGCACGCTACAGCAGAGAACCGTGACGAACTAGAGGCGCTGGTTAAAAAATTCGCTGATGCATCAGGAAATGCCAGCCGCCTGAAAACGGAGCTTGATGCGTTAAAGGCCTCTCAGGACGCGGTAAAACAAGCCGCATCGTCCACTGATCTTTCTCCCAAAGGCATCGAGAAGTGGGACGAATACATCAAAAAGCTGACTGATGCCCGCGATGTGATCGGCATGAGCGCACGTCAACTCGGCGTGTTTGAGGCCGCACAGGCGGGTGCTAATTCAGTTCAGCGAGAAATGGCAGGCGTCGTTACTGCACAGACTGATTCGTATAAGAAGCTGCAAACGGCTATTGAGGGTAAGGACAAGAAGGCTGCCGAAGCTGCCAAAAACAATATCCGGGCGTTGGATGTCGAGCGTCAGAAGGTGGAGCTGCTGGCCATCAAAACCAATGCGCTGATTGCCGCAACCAATGCGTTCGCACGCGGAGAAGTGTCAGGTGATGTGGCAAGCGGTATTTTGCAGAACATGCTCGCTGGTTTTGCCCAGGCCGAGGCTGCGATTAAGGTTAGCAAGGAGGCAGAGGCGCAGATATCAAATATCTACGCCAATGCTGTGCCGCGCACGACAGGCGGTGGTGGATCCTCTAAAGAGGATGAGCTCAAGAACGTAATCAAGCAGCTCATGCTTCAGAAGGGCGCTCTAGGCATGACGGCTGAGCAGGCCGCCCGGTACGAGATTGAGATGGCCAAGGGCTCGGAGACAGACCGTAAACGAGCCTTGACGCTGTACGACCAGATCCAAGCCTGGAACGAAACAGAGAAGGCGATGCAAGCGGCGATTGATTCGAGCCGCCAGTATTTGGCCTTCCAGCAGGAAATGGACGTGTTCCAGCAAAAGCTGAATCTGGATTCGGCTGGCGTTGGGATGGGCGATAGACAGCGTGAGATGGCTCAGGCTGACCTCGCTATTCGCCAGGAATACGCGCAGAAGCGTCTTGATCTGGAGATGGCCCAGCAGGTCAAGGAAACAGCGCTGACGCAGACTCAGTACCAAGAGCGGCTGGCGATGTTTCAGCAGTTTGAGGATCAGAAACTGGCGGGCTTGCAACAGTCAGCCGAAGCGCGAGCCATAGCCGAGGCTGACTGGACGAATGGCATGGCTCGGGCCTGGGACAACTTCGCTACCCGCGCCCAAGACATTGCCGGTCAAACAGACGCGCTGTTCACGGGCATGCTGGATAACATGACCCGAGGGTTTGGTGATGCCTTTGAGGCCATGATCTTCGATTCGGAGAACCTGGGGGAGTCGCTCAAGGGCGTGGCTGAGGGCATGGCTCGTTCTGTGGTGAATGCTCTTGGCCAAATGGCTGCTCAGTGGCTGGCGTATCAAGCAGTTCAACTGATCGTGGGTAAAACCACCCAAGCCTCCAGCGCAGCAACGATGGCGGCTAACGCGCAAGCTACGGCACTCCAGGCGGGTCTGGCTGCCTTCGCCAGTACCGCCGCTATTCCTGTAGTCGGCCCAGAGGCGGCGCCTGCGGCGATGGCTGCGGCCATGGCAGTTGCGACGCCCTTGGCTACTGCTGTGGGCTTAACAGCAATGGCCGGTATGGCTCACGACGGCATTGATTCTGTTCCTCAGACTGGAACATGGCTGCTGGAAAAAGGGGAAAGGGTTACGACAGCCAAGACAAGTGCCCGCCTGGATTCGGTGCTGGAGCGCATTGACGCCCGACAGCGTGGTCTACGGGCGGGAGCTGATCAGGCTGTGATGCCACGGCTTGTGATCAACAACAACGGCACACCACAGGATTACAGCGTTCAGTCCATTACTCGCGATGAGGTTGTCTTGATCGCCGAGGATGCGGTGATGCGTAAGGCTCCTGACGCGGTTTCCCGAGAGCTGGCGAACAATAACTCAAGGGTAGGAAGTTCCATGGCCAGCAGGTTCAACATCACTCCAAAGAGGCGCTGATGGATTGCTTAACTAAGTTTCCGTTCGTTCCTCAGCAAGCAGGGTACACAGTGGACTTTGCTGACGGGATTGTGTCGTCAGGAATGGATGGTGGGCCAAGTTTTCGCCGTCTGGATACAACCGGGAACCCATTCAGTGTGTCCGCAAGCTGGGTTCTTGCTTGTGACGATTACGACATGTTCCAGGGGTATGTGCGCAACTGGATGAGGTCAGGCGGTGATCCGTTCATCATTGATCTCGTCTTGGAGGGGCTGGAGGCCGCAGAGTATCAGGCGACTTTTGTTCCCGGCACGATTCGTTTGTCGTCCAAGAATGGCAACACCATCATCGTCAACGCTCAGCTTGAGGTCCTGCCCAACTTCGTCTCCCCATGCAATGACGAGTGGGCGGCCAGGGCAATGCTGGATGCGGTCTTTGGTGATGATGCCTGCGAGGCCATCGATATTCTGGATAAAGTGGTTAACGAGGATCTGGTCTATGTCAGAGAATGATTTCTTCTTTAAGTCGCGAAGATCGGTCTCGCGCATTGAAGGCCTGGAGATAAGTCATCCGTCTTTCTCCAGGTCTTTTTTTTTGGTCCGCAACCCAAACCCGTGGATGAAGCGCCAGGCGCTGGGCCATGGGGGCGGGGTGGTGCAGGAGTATGAGTATCTGCCGATGCGCCTGCAGCCCAAGGAAACGCGAGGGGACTTGGACTTTGGTATGCGAGTGGATCTGGGCGACCTAGGCGAGATCATCCCGGCGGAGTTGCAGCGGGTGATTGATGCAGGGACGAGTCATATCAAGCCTACTGTTATTTACCGGGCATGGCGCTCTGACAAGCTCAGTGAGCCGATGATCGGGCCGATTGTGCTGCAGGCGGACGAGATCTCACGCACACGTGACGGCTCATCGTTTGAGGCTGTGGCACCGTATCTGAATCTGACTCGTACCGGCGAGGCCTACACGGTTGATCGATTCTCGATGCTGCGGGGGTTCTTGTGAGTATCGATGCGCTGTTGGATCAGGTCTATGACCGAAAAACCAATAACTGCCTGCACTTTGCCGCTATGGCTTGGCAGCACCTGACGGGCGATAGGCGTTTGCACAGCATTCGGGAAGCCAATGTTCTGGGCGTGAAGTCGGTAATGCGGCAGTTCAAAAAGGTGGCTGGCCCCACAGTAGCGCCATCCGTGGTGCTGATGGAGTCGGCCAACGGGGATGTGCACATTGGTGTCTGCATGCGGCGGCGTTTGCTGCACCTATGCGAACGCGGCGCTGAGTTTATGCCGTTCGAATGCTATGCCGGGGTCTACCACGGGATGAGGTTCTATCAATGATTGTCGTAAATATCGTTCGCAACGTGCTGGAGCCTGAGAGCATCACGCGCCATGAGACTGACGATCTGATTGCTTTGCTACGTGCGGAGTTCGGCGATCATGCGCCGGAAGGTGCGCGGCTGTATCACGAGCATGTCTCCGAGTACACGGATGTGACACCGACCAGCAAAGAGGCCGAGGATGCGCTGCACGATATGCCAGGGCCGTTCTATCTGGTGCTGGAACCGCAGGGCCCGGAGGTCTGGATTCCACTGGCGATTGCGGCGGTTGTGTCTGTCGCCAGCATGCTGCTGTTCAAGCCGAAGATTCCAAATACAGCTCAGCGCAACATTGCGGCAGAGTCGCCGAACAATGGCCTGTCAGCACGGGCGAACCGAGAGCGGGTTAACGGCCGCATTCCGGATATCTACGGGACGGTACGTAGCACGCCTGATCTGCTCGCCGTGCCGTACTCGGTTTTCGAGAACCACGTCGAGAAAGAAATTGCCTACATGTGCGTTGGCCGAGGCCAGTTTGAGATTCATGATGTGCGGGATGATACGACGCCAGCGGACGAGATTGCGGGAATGTCCGTTGAAGTCTATGGGCCGAATACATCGCCAAATAGCGGGGCGCCACAACTTCGCATTGGGAACGCCATCAACACGCCGGTGTTGGCGGTTAAGCGCTCCAACAGCGTGAATGGCCAGGTGCTACAGCCACCTAACCTGTCCCGGTTGGTGTTTTCGCCTATGGTCTTTGAGTCGCCCAATATTGTGCGCAGCGTTGACCCTGACGTTGACTTTACCGAGTTGTTTCTCGCTGGCGACGGAATTGAGATTTCCGGGGCAAAGGTGACGGCGGGGACTTATCAGTACGCTGCGCCGCTGGATTCATCCGGGGTATCGAATACGAACACGTCAGTAGGCTACCTCACGTTAGAGGGCGATCAGTCCGCAAACTGGGAGGCCGGGCAGATCGTCACGATCACGAACGGTGCTTATCGGTGGAAGGCAATCACCGGAGGTGATGGTGGTTATGTGTATGACGCATTTGCCAACATCAGCGGGATCTATGAAATATTGAGTCTGTCTACGGCGGCGGGTTTTACGACTCTTGAGCTGGATATTTCGCAGAACTACTCGGCATGGCCTGGGCCGCTAGGTAATGTTCAGACGACCCCAACAGGCAGTCCAATACTGACCCGCCCATCGGGAGATGTTTTATATGACCTGTCGGGTGAGTACATCATTAACACGCTGACCAGCAATGAGCTTAGCCTCTCCGACCCCGCTGCCGTTAATCCGGATTGGACGGTGCTGGAGAACGATTACGGCGGCGTAACGCCCGAGCTTATTGTCACCGCTCAAGGCCAAAAGGAGCGCTGGGTGGGCTGGATGACAGTAGAGTCAGCAACGCCAATCAGTCGTGCGATCTGTAATATCGTGGCCCTCAATGGCCTGTATGCCGATAACGGTCAACAGCAGTATCGCCGGGATGTGGCTCTGCGGCTGGAGGCGGTACCGCTTGATGCGGCGGGTAATCCAACTGCCAGCGCCAGGGTATTTGACGGCGTTGTCCAGGGTTCGGCCACGTCCCGCTCCACGCGGGCGGCCACGCTTAATGTTGATCTTGGGATGGAGTCGCTCAAGTGGCAGTTCCGCATGATTCGCACAAGCGACTCGGATACGAGCTTTGATGGTCAGATCATTGATGAGGTGAAATGGCGGGATCTTTACGCAGCTTCGCCGGTTAATCAGCCGCATTTTGGCGATGTGACTACAGTGTTGGCATCTACATTTGCGACTGATGGGGCGCTGGCTGTTAAAGAGCGCAAGCTGAACCTGCTGGTAACGCGGCAGATCCCACTGAGAGATGGGGCTGGCTTTACGTCCACGCTTCACTCAACACGCAATGCTGCCGATATTCTTTGTGCAATCGCCCTGGACCCGAGAATTGGAAATAGAAGTATTGCGGAGATCGATGTAGACGGCATCTATGCCACAGTCGATGAGATTGTTGAGTATTTCGGCATCCCGGATGCGGCAGAGTTTTGCTACACGTTCGATAAGTCGGAAATGTCGTTTGAAGAAACCTTCCAGGCCGTGGCTAATGCGATCTTTTGCCAAGCGTATCGGCAGGGCAGCCAGCTACGGCTGTTCTTCGAGCGTGAGACTGACGACAGCTCGCTGCTGTTTAACCACCGCAATACGCTGCCTGGATCTGAGTCCCGGAAGTTCTCATTTGGGCCGGCAGAAGGCTATGACGGCGTGGAGTACGAATACGTGTCGCCGGATGATGATGCGGTGGTGACGATCTATCTTCCAGACCAAAGCGCGGTTAAGCCGCAGAAAATCGAATCTGTCGGGGTGCGTAGCCACCGGCAAGGTGAGCTGCATGCTTGGCGGGCCTGGAACAAGATTCAGCACCAGCACACCACCATGGAGCGGGATTGCCTGAGCGAAGCCAGCATGTTGGTGCTTGGCCAGCGCATTCTTTGCTCGGATACGACCAAAGCCGGAGAGCAGGGTGGTTATGTGACTGCTGTTGATGGCTTGGCCGTTCGACTGTCTCAGCCGATGGACTGGAGCCAGCCAGGGCCGCATGTGATGTTCATCCAGAACTCGGATGGGCAGACAGAGGGCATTCCGATCAGCTCAGCCGGCGAGGATTTCTGGGCGTTGCTCAGTAGGCCGCCGCGTGTGCCGATTGTGACCAACAGCGCTCAGCCAACGGGCTACATCATTGGCAGCGGCACAGAGCAGCGCCAAGCAGCGCCTTTTATCGTCACGACCAAAGACCCAATCGACGACTTTAACGTTCGATTAAGCGCAGTGAACTACGACCGCAGGTATTACGCCAAAGACGGCATGTACCGGCAGTAAAAACCAAAGTACCAACACCACCTAACCCGCCTTACGGCGGGTTTTTTTATGGGTAAACGAGATGGCAGAAAAATGCTTTCCGACACTGCAAGAACTGCGCGGCTTCGGCATTGATGCTGATGTCTGGCGGAAATTCATCAACGGGGAGATTGATGAAGTCAATTTAAATCGCAATGGGATTGACGTTGAGACGCTCCTGACATGGAAAGCGCGGGTCATGGAGATTGCGCAGCAGGCAGCTGGCATGCAAACGTACCTGACTAAAGAGGAAGCGGACGCAGCGCAGCCGCAGCCGTCAGGAACTCCGGCGCAGGTCACCAACGACCCTGACCCAGCCAACAACGGCAACTGGGTATCGGATGGCTCGCAATGGGTTTGGTCCGGTGTGCAGCCCGTTTCTGAAGGGGCGTTGGCCGAAGTGTCCGGTTTGGCTGAATCAGCGCTTGAGCTGGCATCGTCTCCTGCGGTTTTCGAGGGTGATTTCGCTACTGAGCCGGACGGTCCTGATTCTGTAGAGTTCTCAATCACAGGCCCCAGCGGACGTAGTATTGCATCGTTCTACGCGGACGGTGGTTGGGCGTTCCCCTGGCAAGGCGAGTTCGCGACGGAGGAGGACGATTCGGCTATTGCATTTGCATTTGTGTCGCGAAAGACTGGCCATATTTTCCTGGGCTTTGATGCAGCCGGTAATAGTGTTGTGGGCGGTGGAGCCAATTTTGACAGCCTCCCAAAGAGCCGTGAGATATTGCCGCCTGGGTCGACCTATTTGTCATACAAAACCCCTGTCGTTTTGCCAGAAACCGATAGTTTTGTTAACGAAGCACCGTGGAACTTTGCCCCTACTACCGAAGTTCTTTACGGATTGATTGATGATCTTGTAGCGGAGTTTCCTGATTACCTTGAAAAAACAGTTTTGGGTCAAGACAGCGTAGGCAATGACATCATTATGGTCCGCGCTGTTCCGGCTGGATACTGGACACGTTGGTATCCAGAGAATGCCCCGGAGGCCTTAAAAAAGCCGAAGGTGGTTCTTCTTGGGAGCACTCACGGGAGCGAGAAACCAGCGGCGGTAGCAAACTATCAATTCTTGCGCGATGTTTGTGAGCGCTGGAAAGAGGATGAGCGACTGGGGTTTTTGCGCTGGGGGATGGAGCTTGTCTATATCCCCGTGGTAACGCCATCTGGCTATAACGACTCGGTGAACGGCAACTACCTGAATGCCAGCGGTGTCAATATAAACAGAAACTATCCAACCGGCTGGAATGAGTCAGCAGACCCGAACAAAGGACCGTCTCCCGCATCAGAAATTGAGACCCAGTTAATGCTCGGGGTTTTTGCTCAAGAGTCCGATGCCTGCGTCATTATCGACCATCACAATGCCGGCTCGCTGAATGCAGAGCCTGAACCGTATGCAGTCTGGCTCGGCACGGAAACAGGAAAGACCATTGAAATTGCCAGGCTCGTTGCAGACCACATGATGATGTACGTGCGCAGAGAGTTCCCAGCCGTCGATCAATCAAACAGCAAAATTACACGCATCGTCGACAGCTTTGATGGGTCATGCGCGAAGCACGTCCAAATCGGCATGGGGTTTGCTGGCTTCACGTTAGAAACCGGATCGGGTATCCCGGTCGGGGGCCAGATCAATAATCAACGAGCAAATCAGATTCACGCAGTTGAAACGATCACTACATTGATCTTTGAGTGCGTCAAAAATGAAAATGAGCGCCGCAAGCGCGAGACCGTGTTACCCAACGAGTGAGGTGTTGTTATGAAATTCTTGGAAGTGGATGGCTTAAATATTGAGAACTCGGCTTTGCCGGTTGTTCAGCGCACGCCTGAAGGACGTGCAATGGGGTTTATTCCTGGCTGGAAGTCAATGATTGACGCCAACTATATGCCAGAGATCATACCCACGGAGGGAATGAGCGTCCTGGATCGCGTACAGTTTAAAAATATCTATGCGCTTGTTGGACAGAACGCTGACATCAAGCCCATTCTTATCGACGGCCCAAATGGAAACAAGCTCCTGGATTGTGTCAACCCCCGACTTGCGCAGTTTGACCCCAGCATTGATATTCCTGCCGATGAGTGGTCCATATTCTCGGTGTTTGTGCCGTCGTCGTTGGTCACTGGTGATTACCGCACGCGCAACTACATCAAGCAAGTTCCCGAGGGAGCTGGGCTCTGCACACAGATTTCGTTTTCGATCATTTCGGGCGCGATTAATGTCTACGGGCAGTCCGGCAATGGCGCAGGCATGACCGCTCGGCTCTCGTCCCGAACTGGCGTCTTAGTAGTCGATCAGCTTAACTTGCTGGTCGTCACATTCTCCACAAAATTGGGCTTCAAAATTTTTGTGAACGGCAAGCTTGTCGGCGAGAGTTTGACGGACACCACCCCCGACTCCATTGGTCGCCTTGCCGGCTCATACCGCATGCACCGATTTTTCCGTGGGCACCTGGGTATGACTGGCATGCTGGGGATTGATCTTGGAAGCACCAAGAATCAAGACTTCCGAAAAGCAATTGAAGGTTTCCTTATGAGCAAGTACAGCATCAGCCCCGCTGGTTAACTACTATTGCATGCTTTGGTCCTACATTTAAGGGAAACATCCTGTCTTATCTGGCTGCTTTTGTTTGTATACTCTCCCAACGTTTCACTAAGGGTTAAGGGTCGATTTTAAGATGGTTGAGTGTTTGAGTTTTGAGCGCGGGATAATGAGGTTGGATATTCGCAATCCAGATGATGACGTGCTTTATGTGCCATTTTCATCTTACGGAACAGTGCGAGGGACCTTTAACTTTGATGGCTCTATGCGCCGGATGGGCAAGAATACATTAATGGTCAACTCAGCAACTAGCGATTGGTATACCCATCCTTTAGATGGCATGGGAGCGACAACTGCACGAGAAAGCATTGATAAGCTTGGAGCCATTGTCTCGGAAACTTGCAAAATAAATGGGTTTAAGTCTGTAGTTTATTTTGGGTTTTCTATGGGAGGGTATGGTGCACTTTTATACTCGCGTTCTTCGGAAATTGACGTTCCCTTAAGATGCGTAGCTATTGGGACGAATACGCCAGTAGATCTACCCCGAACCATAAGTTCTAGGCACCTAGCCTCGATAGATTGTGATGATAGTTTAGGTGATCTTTTAGTTGAAGGCTTTGACGCCGAAGACAGGAACTATGTTATTGCTTGTGGTGAGTTGGATGTTGGCGATCTGTATTCAGCGATTGTCTTTCATGAGACATATGGAGATAAAATCCTAACAATATCTCATGCTGGATCAACTCATAATGTGCTATCCCACTTGAAGGAACTGGGGGGGCTTGAGGATTCGCTTTCCTTGATGTTTACTGGGGACCAGCAACTACTCGGTTGGGGGCGATCGGCTCGGGAGATTACGTCTGCTGAAATTAAGCCGTTGTTGACGTTTAGTCCCAACATGAATGCGGCGGAAGAAGTGTCTTATCTTATTGAATTAACAGAGAAGTATCCGTTTTTTGCTTATGGTTTAAGTCGGATTGGTTCGTACTTCTATGAGAAAGGAGATAAGGGGAAAGCTAAAAAGTATCTTTGTAAAGCTTGGGAGTTAGCACCCAATTATCATACTGTCAATAAATTGCTGTCACGATTATATGAAGATTTAGGGGATATTAAACTGTCGCTTAGTCATGCGATTCTAGTTAATAGAATGTTTAAGAATTCCGAAAATGAATCTCGAGTTGGGTTTTTACTTAGCGAGATGCGTCCTTAAGGTGGGCGACAAAGATGACTTGGTGTTGATAACAATGCAAGTTATCCCCGCGTAGCGAGGATAAGCTAAGCTCGGTGCAGACTTGTACTTAGGAGTCTGCTTTTCCCAATCGTCTTAAAATGGATGTGTAGAGCGTAACTGAGTAGATAGCATCATGTTGTGCGCGATTGCCAACGCCCTCTACGGCTTGTAATCGTTGAAGCGCTCCTCCTTGGACCGCGGCCTTAGTGAGCTCAAGTGCGATTTCTTCAGTTTTGCTTAGACGAGCGTTCTGATTTCCGTTAGGGGTTGCCATCTAACCTCTCCATGTTGAGAAGGTTAGAGAGTACTTGATGGGGTAGGGTAAACCTGTAGTCAAACGAAAAGGTTTGTAAGCGCTTCTCTCTATGGGGAAGCATCTATTTGAATCTTAGTGAGTGGGCCTGTTTGAATTGATTAAGTGCCGCCTTCGGGCGGTTTTTTTACGCCTGCTGCATGTGCAGCGCATCACGGGAGACAGCTATGCCGACCGTATTACACAAGGGGAAGGACTTGGAACCGACAAGCACGGGGACATCGGCGGCTGGTCTGGCCGTCTGGAAAGCAATGGGAGGGATAGCAGGGATGGGGGCCATTGGCGCAGGCCTGGCCACGCTGGTGGTGATGTGTATTTTGCGGCCGCGCACGCAGTCTGAATGGATCGTGGGCGTGATCAGCACCGTGGTGGCCTCAATCTCGGGTGGCGCTGCGGTAATCCAGTATTACGAGCTACATCACTGGGCAAATAACCCGGTGGGCTTGGTGGCCATGCTTGGGTTGGCGTTCGCATGTGGGCTGCCTGGGTGGGCCGTGGTGCGCTGGGCTTTTAACTTTTTCGACAAGCGGCGCAAGGCCGATCTGCTCGAGGTCATGACGGAACTGCGCGAAGGCGCGATTGGAGGGAAAACAGAATGAAGTCGTTGTTGAGTTTGATCTCGGGCCTACTGGCCCTTTTTTTTCGTCCGGAGAAAGCGGAGCAGGCTACATCAGAGCCTGAGAAGGCTGCGCCTACCGGCGTGTCCCCTGACGGCTTGGCCATCCTGCAGTATTTCGAGAGTTGCCGCTTGGAGGCCTACTGGGATGCTGACGGCAAAGTATGGACCATCGGCTGGGGAGACACTGGGCCGGATGTGGTGAAAGGCCTACGTATCACTCAGGCTGAGGCCGACCAACGTCTGCAACGCCGGCTGGCCCGTGAGTTCGTGCCTGGTGTTCTGAAAGCCCTGACTCGTCCTGCGACCCAGGCTCAGCTCGATGCGATGATCGACTTGGCCTACAACATCGGCGTATCCGCATTTCAAGGTTCCACGCTGGTCCGCTTGTTCAATGCCGGCGACCAAGCCGGTGCTGCTGAGCAATTCCCGCGCTGGAACAAATCAGGCGGCAAGGTGCTGCTGGGCCTGCGTCGCCGTCGTGCTGCAGACCGCGCTCGTTTCTTGGGCGCATCTGGAGCTGAAGCCATCAAGATAGGAGCGGCCATTGTTTAAGACGCTATGGGGAAAGGTGGCAGGCTGGTTTGGCTTGCTGGGCGGCCTGGTCCTTGCTGGACTGGCGCTGTTGCAGGTCGGGCGGCGCCAGGGCAGGGCACAGGCAGAACAGAAACAGGAAAAGGCGGACATGGCCGCCGTGGAGGTGGGACGTGATGCAGCTGAAACGATTGAGCGCCTGGACGATGACGCTGTGCGTGATCGCGCTCGTAAGCGGATGCGGGACACAGAAGGGCGGTAGCTACTGTGCTGCCGCTCAGCGCCCGTTCGAATGGCGTTCAGACGCTGAGATAGATGCAACGCCGATCAGGGTACTGCGCTATGTGGAAACAGAAGCAGAGACTTGGGTGCAGCTGTGTCAGAAGCACGCAAATACATCAATTCCCTAACATCGAATGTCGGTGTTGTTGAGCTTTTTGTACGCGTATGGCAACATTTTGACCCAAATGGAGGGAGCCATGAAGTTTTTTAGTGTTGTCGCGGGCGTGTTTATTCTGACAGGATGTGTAGCCGCTGGTCCTAAATTGGTTCAGTCATCTGACCCTTACAGCGCAAAAAATGAATATGCGTTTGGCCCGATATACACTCAAAATTGCCCTGGGCGGCAACCGCTCAGGGGAAGTGGAAGCATAAGCTTTCTTGGCGCTGATGGGATGAATGTAATGTCAGTTGACTATCGCGGCCACGGATGGCTTTTCCTCAGTACAAAAGCCCCTTTGGATATCCTGATTGACGGAAACGCTCGTCAATTGCGTCCTATCAATTCACCGTCCCGTGAGGTTGTGTATGGCAGTCAGGTCACCGAAAGCGTGTACTTCCCTGTGACGCAAGAATTTGCTAAGAGCTTGGCGGAAGCCCAGCAGATCCAGCTTCGAGTTCTTGGCGACAAAGGCAGCTTTGAGCAGTGCTTGATGACGGATGATTTAAGGCGGATTTCTGAGGTTATTCCTTTGATCCCATAGGGTCACCTAAATAGCTTTGGCTACACCGATATCCAGAGCGTGTTTTTATTCTTGCCGTGACAAAAATCCTGACACGGATGCGGAATTAGATGGAATATAAAGCAGTCATTTCCAGTGAATATGCCGCTAAATTTCACCTAATTCTCTAAAAAACAGATTCGATTCCTGTCGGCTACGTTAGATTGCGGCTGGATGGTCCGTATTAGGCGCTTGGTATTCCACGTTGCCCATCTGCCTAGTGACGGGGTGCCAGGTGAATGCTGATTCTGGACGTGCAGTGCTCAGCAGTTCCAGCGCTAATTCGATGTCAGTGTCTGGCGAAGTCCATTCACGTGCCGCTTCTGGCGTTAAAACCACTGGCCTGCGGTCGTGAATATCGACCATTCCGCCGGCGCTGGCGTCGGTGACGATAGCAAATCCGTGTTTAACATCATTGTCTTTGCCTGGTTGCCAGGCCGTGATCGCGGCCATGAAGAGAGGGGCCCCGTCTTTCCCATGGATGAACCAGGGCTGCTTATCACCAGTCTCCCCTGTCCATTCGAACCACCCGTCAGCTGGTATCAGCACGCGCTTTCCAAGGAGGGCACGCCACATAGGAGATTTCTTCAAGATAGTGTCGAGTCTGGCATTGGACACAGGACGCCGTTTGTACCATTCTGGCTTGTAGCCCCAGAACAAGCGGTCGATCTGGTCGCTGCCATCACCGAGCTGATGCATGGCCAGAGGGCGTGTGCCTGGTGGCACGTTGTATTTGAGATCATCGGCGAGTTTCCCCAGGTCGTGGGGATTCCAGTTCATCGACTCTATATAGTCCGCTGGTTCGCGAGCCTGTCTAATTCGTCCACACATGCATTTCTCCATCAAGGTTTGGTTGCTGGATCTTGCTTGTAGCGCTGTAGGTAGTATGCCATGTCGCCGTCCCGACCCTGCGTACGGTGTGGGAAGTTGAGCCGGTCTCGATGTTCCGATGCACGCATGTACCCCTGAACGGCATTCTCCATTTTGAGTGCTTCAAAGAGCGGGTTTAGCCGGTGCCTGTTCTCGCCCAATCCATTCAAAGGCATGGTGCCAAGGATAGAGTAGGTAAGTACGGCCAGCTCGCGCAGGCGTTTCACCTCGCGCAACAGGTTCATCACGTCCTGATTGCGCCGGTTGCCTTCTTGTATGGCTTTCAGTTCGCGGTAGGTAAGCATAGAAACTGCTGTATAAAAAAACAGTAATTTAGCACTTAACTGGTTGACAGGTGTTACAGGCTGTGGACGCAAAAAAGCCCGCTCTATGGCGGGCGTCTTTTCATCTGTGGGAGTTTTGCGGGAAATGAACAGTAGCCAGTAAGCGCTTATAGGCACTTAACCGCATTTCAATATCCTGTGATTCTTTTAAAATCAATGGCTTACTGGTGGCTTGCTTGCATGGGGTGCAAGGGGTCGAAGGTTCAAATCCTTCCGTTCCGACCAAATTTAAAAAGGCCTACAGCATTTTTGCTGTAGGCCTTTTCTCATTGCTGTGGGGAATTCTGTTTCCACGAGCTTCTCCCTCTTCTCGCCTGTGTGCTTGCGAGCGTTTTCTGCCGGCAGTTCTAGTTCTGTTCCTGGTATGAGCAGAGTACTAACCAAAATAAAAACTGAACGCACATTTAAAAACCATTTTCTTGGCACATCGGCCTCGCTTATCTTTCGGTTCTTTTTTTCTCTGATACAAGAATGAACGGAATAGAGCTCTTCGTTTATTTTCTTAATTTTCCTGAGCAGATTTTGCAGTACTTATTTTTTGAGCTTTGTTTCTCTTTTATCTGCTAGCATGCGATTTTGATTATTGTTCTGGAGAACAGTAGTGGAAAGCGTGAATGTAGAGTTAATCAAGCGGTTGCGCCCGTTAGCTCGAAAAAAAGCAGAAGAGTTTTCTGATGCGCTATCCGAGGGGTTGGCGCAGGATCGTAATATCCATCAATTGAGCCTGGATTTACAGGATGAGGTCCAAGCCTATCTTTTGTCGCTTCCAGAAGAAGATAGAGAAACCTTTGAGGCGCTTTACATTGAAGAGCTAAATGCGCAGACAGCCATGGCTAACCAAAGTGCAACTGAAAAACTTGCTCAGGCAGAGGCTATTGAAGCCGAAGGTGTTCAATCGCAGCAAGTGATGTCTGGCATTATTGTCGTGATTGCGATATTAGTTCTTGTGTTTTTCTTGGCAAGATAGGGCACATGCTGCACGTGCGACATCTGGTGAAGGATTAAGTGGGAAAACCGTCCAAGCCGTGAGGCGGGTATTCAATTAATTACAAGAAACTGAGTAGCCGTGAGATGCGTGTTGTGAAGGTTGGGGCAATTGCGTTGCTTGTATTATTGGCTGCGTGTAAAACGAATATCAGCACTGAAATCAAACTGCGGTGCAAGGTAGTTATGCAATTGTGCTCGGTAGGGTTGCGCAATAGAAACGTAGGCGAGGTGTCGCTGTAAAAAAAGCCCGCATTGCGGGCTTTTTGTTTAATCAGGTCCTGAGTAGCGTGATTACCACCCCCAGCAAGTCCCCGCTGCAGGCTTCCCGCAATTGCGGTAGTTCACCGCAAACCACAGTTTTCCTGCGCCACGCGGACTGCCATCGGATTTAACGTCATCGCGTGGCAGTTCTTCCAGAGTGTCGCGCGCTGTTTTAGTGTCGGAATCACTGGCAGCGTCGGCTTCCAGAACGATACGGCCTAAAGCTGCCGCATCACGGTCTTCAAAGACCAGATCCGTGTCTTTCAGCGCCGTCATTTTCAGAGATGCATCACGCACGGCAGCGGCGTAGCTGTCGTCCGAACCACCTGGCTTCAAGGCCTTGTTCAAAGTGCTGACGGCCAGAATCTGGACCGGTGTAGCGGGTGGAGCCATCAGGTAGTCGTCCAGTTTGGTCAAGTGGCCCTCTGAAGCTTGGCGACGCAGCCAGTCGCCCCACAGAAACTCCGCGTATTCAGGCAGGTTGCCGTTTTTATAGGCAACGTCGCGGGTGAAGTACACCAGGGAGCGATAGCGGTCTTCCTGCATGCCACCGGCTTCTTTTTCGCTGGCCAGGCCAACACGAGTGGGCAGTTGTTCGACAGTAATAGCCTGGTTGTCACCATCACGCAGCCAGACCAGTTTTTCCTTGCTCATGCGCTCCCAGAAGGCAGATGCTTCGCGGATATCGCTGTAGTTGGCGCTGACTTTGACCCAGACGGGCAGTTTGGGGCCGCCGTCAGGGATCTCGCGCAGGGAGGAGAAGGTGTGGTGGCCATCGGTCAGGTACAGATTGCCGTCCCAGCCTACGACCACGGTTTTAAGGTTTTCTGTTTGCGAGCCTAACGGGTCTTTACACAGATACGTGGTGGGCTGGTCCAGGCGGGCAGCTTGAACCTCAGCGATGGTCAGAAATTTCTGGGCACGCTCGGTACCGCCCATATCCTCGCAGTAGTCGTCAAACTTCTTGCCGATGGTGCGATTCAAATAGTCCAGGTGCTGCTTGGGGTTGTTAGCCCAGGTAGGGCGATTCAGATCGCCTTGCCAGCGGCCGAGCTTGTAGTAAACCTGATCGTAGCCAATGGCAGCCTGGGTGGGATGCAGCTCTTCGATGCGGACTTTGATGACATCGCCTGCTTTGCTGTCCAGATAGGCGGTGTTGCGAGGAGGTTCCGGCTCTTCAGTGACGGGTGGCGTCACGACGGGGGCTTCGGGGGAGTGGCTGCCGCCTGTGCTGGAGCCGCTGTCGCAGGCTGCCAAGGCCAAGGGCAGCAGGGCGATACCCAGGGCACGCAGAAGCTGTTGTCGGGCGGGGACAAGAGAGTGCAAAGAAGCAAGGTTCAT